GCGGTGACTTGTGTAAAGCCATCAGGTACAGTATCTCAATTGGTCGGGGTGTCTTCAGGAATGCATGCATGGCATTCAGATTATTATATTAGAACGGTTCGTGGAGATAAGAAAGATCCACTAACTCAATTCCTTAAGGATTCAGGAATTCCTGCAGAAGATGATTTTATGAAGCCACAAGATACAACAGTATTTTCATTTCCAGTAAAAGCACCAAGCAATGCAATTACTAGAGATAAGTTAAATGCAATTCAACAGTTAGACATTTGGCTTGTATACCAGCGTCACTGGTGTGAGCATAAGCCTTCTATTACTGTTTCAGTAAAAGAAGATGAATGGATGGAAGTTGGAGCTTGGGTATATAAGAACTTTGATGAAGTTTCTGGAATTTCTTTCCTTCCTTATTCTGATCATACTTATGTTCAAGCACCATATCAAGAAATTGATGAGGCAGCTTATTTAGATCTTGCTTCAAAGATGCCAAAATCAATTAATTGGGAAGCTTTATCACTTTATGAGCTTGAGGATACTACAACTGGAACCCAAGCACTAGCATGTGTTTCTGGGGAATGTGAAATTGTAGATATCGGTAAAAACTGATATAATGTCAATACAAATAAACTAATAAGAGGTATCATGTCAGTCATCAAAGATGTTAATTGGGAAGTAATTCAAGGAGACACATGGAGTGTTGAGATTGATGTTACTGATTCATTAAATACACCAATTAACTGGACTGGTTATACTTTTTATATGGAAGTAAGAGATAAAGATGGTGGTTCAATTCTTTGTGCCACCGCTGCTTTAAATGATGGAATAACTGTTGCAAGTCCTTTTAGCGGAATATTACAAGTAGAATTAACTCCTGCTAAAACAAGAAAATTTAATTATCCAAGATCAAGATATCAAATTCAAGCAATAGACGTAGTTGGAAGAAGAACAACCCTTCTTTGTGGTTGGTTTATGGTACAGGCAGGAGTAATTTCATGACAATTGATAAAGTAACAATAATTAAAAAAGATAATAAAGTTACTGTAGCGACAGCTGGTGTTCAAGGACCTAGAGGATCCTTAATCTACTCAGGGTCGGGACTTCCAAGTAATTCTCTTGGTATTGTCGGAGATTATTATATCAATACAGATAATCCAGAAACACTCTATGGTCCAAAAGGACAAACAACTTGGCCTTCAACAGGCGTTGTTATTAAAGGTGTTCAAGGAGATAAAGGTGTTCAGGGATATTCAGTTTTTGCAGACACTACAAATCCCGCAGACACTTTAGGCTTAGATGGAGACGTTTTTATCCAGTCTACCGCCAATAAAATATACAATAAGGTAAACGGGCATTGGACAAATGCTCAACAAATTATAACTCAAGCAGCTTTTTCATATTCATACGAACAACAGTCAAATTCAACAACATGGGTTATCAATCATAATTTAGGTTATAAACCATCTGTTGCTATAATGGACTATGGTAACAACAATATTGAGGGGGATATCGTCCACAATAGCGTAAATCGTTTAACAATAACATTTACATCATCTATTTCTGGTTACGCATATCTCACCTAAAAAGGGGAGTGTAACAACACATGGCAAAAATCTTTAGAACTAATATTAATTTAGTCGGAAATCAATTAATTAATGCAGCACTGCATCCTGCAGGCTCAGCACCTTCTGGCGTAACACAAGGTCAAATTTATTACAACACTGGAAATAATCTTCTTTACACATATACAGGTTCTGCATGGAATCCTGTTAATGGTGGTATTATTGTTGGTGCTTCTACATTTTATGGCGTTACCACTTTTGCTGGAACTTCTAATCAAATTGTTCTTACCCCTTCAGGTTCTACACCAAATGGAACAGTTACCGCATCTCTTTCAACAGCATTAACATTACCAGGTTCACTTACAGTTTCAACTGGAAATGCTACAACTCTTGATTCAACAACATTTACTAATAAGGCAACATTTGCTGCATCAACAACTTCTAATGCATCAATTAATATTCCTGTTGCTACAGCAGCACCAACAACACCAGCAACTGGTGATATTTGGTTAACTTCATCAGGACTTACAGCAAGATATGGCGGAACTCCTGCAAATCATATTCTTGTTGATCTTGACAGCACACAAACACTTCAAAATAAAACTTTAACTGCACCAACTATTGCAACAATTCTTAATACAGGAACATTAACTCTTCCTACATCTACAGATACACTTGTGGGTCGTGCAACAGTTGATACACTAACAAATAAGACATTTGATACTGCTGCTACAGGCAACGTATTCAAGATCAATGGAGTTACACTTTCAGATGTAACTGGAACTGGCAAAGTAGTTCTTCAAACATCTCCAACTCTCATTACACCAGCTTTAGGTGTAGCAACAGCTACATCTGTAAATAAGGTTGCAATTACAGCACCAACAACTGCTGCAACACTTACAATTGCTGATGGTGGAACACTTCAAACAACTGGTGCGTATGTAATTAATATTACAGCAACTGGTGCAACAGCAGTAACTCTTCCAACATCTGGAACACTTGTTAATACTGCAGTAACATCTCTTACATCTTTAGGCACAATATCAACATCATTAAGTGGACACATTTCTGCAACCTCTGGAGTTCTTTCAGCTTCATCTACAATTCCAGGTTCTGATATTTCAGGAAATATTACTGGAAATGCTGCAAACGTAACAGGTGTTGTTGCTCTTGCAAATGGTGGAACAAATGCTAATCTTACAGCAACTGCTGGAGGAATAGTTTATTCTGGTGCATCAGCACTTGCAATTACTTCAGCGGGAACATCTGGATATCTTCTAACTTCTGGAGGTTCAGGAGCACCAACATGGACACAAGCAACTGCTACAAATGTAAACAATGCAGTTGTACAACGTGATTCTTCAGGTAATATTTCTGTTACTCAAGTTGCAGTTACCGCAGATCCTACACAAGCACTACAGGTTGCTACAAAGCAATATGTTGACAACATTTCTTCTGGAATTAATGCTCATGATGCAGTAATTGCAGCAACAGTTTCTTCACTTTCTGCAGTATATGCAGCAGGAACAACAGGTGGAGACGGTGGAACTGGTGTAGGAGCTACACTTACAGCTTCTGCAAATTCAGCATTAATAATTGATAATGTAACGTTAGCATCTGGAGACAGAGTGCTTGTTAAGAATCAAGCAACTGCAACTCAAAATGGTATTTACGTAGTAACAAATATTGGTTCAGGATCTTCAAAGTGGGTACTTACTCGTGCTACAGATTATGATAATCATGTTGCTGCTCAAGCAAATGCTGGTGACCTTACATTTGTGGTTTCACATCCATCACAATTTACAGTTACACCAACAAATCAAAATGTTTCGTTTGTAATGAACGCACAGGGAACTGGAACAGGAAAGTCAATTGTAATTGGAACAGATTCAATTACATGGACACAGTTCTCTGGAGCATCATCAATTACAGCAGGTTCTGGTATCTCGACAGCTGGAAATCAAATTGCAATTGCTCTTGGTTCTTCAACAGATACTACAACTGGTTCGGATTCAACTGGCTTGTCATTAAGTGGAAACACACTTCAATTAAGACTTAATTCAGCTGGTGGTTTAACCACAACTTCAGCGGGATTGAAGATTAATACAGGAACTGGTTTCAATACAACAGGCAACACACTTAACTTTGCTTCAGGTTATGGAGTAAGAAAGTATGTTGGAACAATTACTGGAGATGCATCAACATCTAACTTTACAATTACTCACAGCTTAGCTACAAGAGATATTACAGTTCGTGTATATCAGACTTCTGCAAGCCCAGATACTCAATATGGCGATGTTGAAGTAGATATTACAAGAAGTGCAGCAAATACAAACGATGTAACGATTGGATTCGCATCAGCCCCAGCCTCTGGTACTACATATAACGTTGTAATTGTTGGATAAATTTTGTAGTAGTAAGTAAAGGAGAGTCGTGTCTAAAAAATTTCTAACACCTATTGCGTTAGCATCTATTAGTACTAACCCGACTACTCAGAATTCTAAAGCGGGATCTCTTTATTTTAACTCTAATACACTAACTGTTAATTATTATGACGGTTTTAGTTGGTATTCATTACTTACTTCTTCATCCCTGCCAGTTGCTGGTGTAGATTATATATCTTATTCTCAACTTGGAGTTCCAGGTGGTGTAGCAACATTAGATGGATCTGGATATATTCCAACATCTCAAATTAATCCATCAGCTTTATCTTCTTTGCCTTCTCAAACAGGTAATTCAGGAAAATACCTTACAACTAATGGAACTGCAGCATCTTGGGGTATAATTAATGCTGATACAAGTAATCTTGAGATGAATATAATTATGGGGGTTTACTAATGGCTACTAATACACCAGTCACTATGGCAGAAACAGCAGCCTCAACCTCATCTACAACTCTTTATACTTCCCCGTCAAATGGTAAAGCAATTTTGACGGAAATTATTATTTCTAATACAACAACATTGCAACAAAACGTAACAATCACTGTTGGCGGAGTTAACCTACTCCCAGCTATTGCAATTCCAGCAGCTTCTGTAGTTAATTTTCAATTTAAAAAGGTAATTAATTCAAGCAAGATTGTAGCTGGTTTTGCAACCTCTACTGGGGTGACGTTACATATCTCAGGAGTTGAGAGTGTATGACAGTAACGCAATATCCTCCTGCGGAAAGTATTTTAACAACCCTAACTTGGGTTAAAACAGCGGGATCAGCAATAACATCTCTTTCAGGTAATGACGATACAGGTCAAACTTTAGCATATACTCCAGGACAAGAACAAGTTTATTTAAATGGTGTTCTATTAACTCGTGGTATAGATTATATTGCTACTACAGGAAACACAATAACAGGGCTTTCTGGAATTACCAGCGGAGATAATTTAAAAGTATATGCAGCAAGCAATTATAGCCTTGCAGCATTTCCTGCAGCATCTATTACAGGTTCTATAGCAAATTCACAATTAGCAAACAATGCAATTACAGTAAATGGCGTATCTATTCCACTTGGAGGATCTGTAACTGCAGGTGCAATTAACTCTATAGTTGCAGGAACGGGATTAACTGGTGGTGGAACAACAGGTGCAGTTACAATTGGTTTAAATCCATCATCTGTTATTCCTGCACAAGCAGGTAAAGCAGGTTATTATCTTACAACTGATGGAGTAAATCTTTATTGGACAAACTCAAATGTTATTCCAGGTCAAGCAGGTAATGGTGGAAAATTTTTACAAACAGACGGAACTAGTTTAACTTGGCAGCCAGCAGTAAGTTATTTAGCACCAACTATTGGAAATACTTCTATATCTTCTGGATCCACAAATACAACTATTACAGGCCTTGCATCACTTTCTTCAACCTCTTTAACAGCATCAGGAACATATAACGGAATACTTTCTGTTGGAACAAGCGTATTAAATGCAGATTTTAATGCATTAACAACATCTGGCCATTATAGAGTTAATAATAATAATACAAATGGTCCACAATCTTTAGGTGCAAGTGAGTGGGGTCAATTAATAGTAGTTCATTCTGCTGCAGATACAATAACTCAAATTTATGGAGATTACGCAACTGGAAATTTATGGACAAGATCTGGAAATCCTACATCAATCGGTGGAGGTGGAGTTTGGCAACCTTGGAGAAAAATAATTGATTCTTTGGGTGGAGCATTAACAACTGCACAAACCACCACTACTGGAACATTAAGAAATATTTATACTGCTACAACAGCACCATCTGGAGGAAATGATGGAGATGTTTGGCTTGTTTACGTATAGGAAATCAATATGACTGCATCAATAAAAGTTTCTGGAACATGGAGATCTGTTTCTTCAGCATATATAAAAGTTTCTGGAACCTGGAGAACTGTTTCTCAAGGTTGGACAAGAATTGGTGGGACTTGGAGACAATGGTTTTCTACAGTAAGAGCATTTACTGGATTAAGTAATAATTACCCAGATAATAAAGGTGCAGTAGGTTTTGGCGTATATAGCAATAGTGTATGTATAAGATTTGGTGGAGAATCACCTTTTTCTAATTTATGTTATAGTGCAGATCTTATAAATAGTCCATCAACTTGGACTTCTAAAACAAACTATCCAACATCCACACAAGGTCCATTTGGAGATAATTTATCAGGTACAATATGGGGAATTGCTGGATATCCCGCTACAACAAATGTTTATGGAACATCAAATACAGCGTCATCTTGGACAACTGGAGCTTCATGCTCATCAGCATATTGGCACGAATCAACATATGCAGCAGGGCTAGGTGCAATATTAAAAGCAGGTGGATTTAGCAGCACTGTAGAAAGCTTTAATGGATCTTCTTGGACAAATAGAGGTTCAACTCCAGCATCAATGGGATTTGGAGCTTTAGTTGATGTAAATAGCAGAACATATTATTTTGGCGGACCAGGATCAGAATCTGATTCAACTGCAGTATATTCATATAATGGAAGTGCTTGGACAACAGAAACTTCCCAGCCTGTTGCAACAAGAAGAACTTATGGAACTAATTTAGATGGTAAAATAGTAGAATTGGGTGGAACCAATTTATCAACTGCATATATTTATAGTGGAACTGGTGGAAGTTGGTCAGTAGGGCCAAGCGGTAGCCCAGGAAGCTCATATACAACAGGAACCGTATCTGGAACAGCAGCATACGGATCCACTGGAACATATACATGGAAGTACGCATAATGACAAAATACGATATTAGATTAACTAAAAAAAGAAATAAAATTACCGTTTGGATTGATAAAGACGGAGAAATTTGCATTAAACAACCGATGAGACCAGGACGTTCAGAAAAAGAAGGCTGGGAATCAGAAGAAGAAGCACTTAGATGGGCAGAGGCACACAAAAAAAATCTTCTTGAAAATGCTGCATATACAGAAGTTGTAGAGATTAATAGGCAAGCAAATGAAGAGTTACAAAGACAAGCAAATCGTGCAACTATTTTGCAAGCTGCAGCACTTGCTGTTTTTGCATCAAAAGAAAATGAAGAGTTTGCAGATTTATTTATGACCGAAGCCAGACATAATTTGTCTGTATTAAATGAATTAGGAACTAAATATAACTCTGCAATAGAAAACGTTAAGTCAAATTATAAGGAGATAGGTTCATGGCAACAAATTTTAGCGTTAGAATAGAAAAAAATGCACAAGATTTTATAACTGCATGGATTGATAGAGATGGCTCAATATGTATTGAACAGCCTTTTAATCCTGAAAAAAATGGTGCAACTTGGGAATCTGAAGAAGAAGCTCTGGTATGGGCAAATGCTCATGTAGAAATGCTTAATAATCAAGAATCACAAATAGATAGAATAGTTCTACTTGAGCAAAAAGTTGATCAAATTCTTGAAGCATTAAATAAGTAGACATTATAGTATAATAGGAGTATTATGGCAATAGATAAATATCCACCAACTAGCAGAACATTAACCGAACTAAATTGGTCATATGTTGCTGCAGGCGGAGAATTAATACTTTCTGGCTATGATTCTTCAAATAACGTACTTCAGTATTTCCTAGGAAAAGAAAAGTTTTTCCTAAATGGAGTACTCTTGCAAAGAGGTATAGACTATACAGCAACTGATGGATCTACAATAACATTGGCAAATGCTTTAACAGCTAGCGATGTTGTTACAATTCAAGCAAATAATAACTATGCTTCTACATATATTGCTGCATCTTCTATTAATGGATTAATTACATCCACACAGGTGGATTCTACTATTGCTACCACCGCCTCATCCCAATCTTTATCTAATAAATCAATTTCGGGTGCACTTAATACATTAAGTAATATTCCCAATACAGCACTTACAAATTACTCTATTACTCTTGGCTCAACAAATATTGCTTTAGGACAAACAGCATCAGCTGTCACTGGTCTTTCAATTAATGGTGCTTTAAATACATTAACTAATATTCCAAACTCAGCTTTGGCTAACTCTACTATTACATTAAATGGAACAGTTATTCCTTTGGGCGGTACCGCAACATTTACAGGTGGTTCTGGATCTGGTTTAATTGGTATTACAACATCTTCAAATACAGCATTAGGATCAGCAGCATTACAGCAATTAACCTCTGGTACTAAGAATACTGCTTTGGGTGTAAATGCTCAACTTAATATAACAAACGGTTCAAACAACACAGCAGTTGGAGATACAGCTTTATACGCAAATGCATCAGGTACAGAAAACGTTGCAATAGGTCAAAATGCCCTAGCATCTGGAGTTTCATCATCTGGAAACGTTGCAGTAGGATCTCAATCATATAAAAATAATATAAGCGGTGGAAATAATACAGTTGTTGGATACAATGCAGCAACAACTTTAAATAGCGGATCTAATAATATAATTATTGGAAACAGTGCAAACTCTTCATCTGCTTCATCGTCAAATGAGATCACACTGGGTAATGCTAATATATCAAGACTTAGAATTCCAGGACTTGGGTTTGATACAAACGGAGTAACAAATGGATATATTCTTTCATGGAATGGATCACAGCTTGTCTGGATTACCCCGCCAGTTACCACAAATATTCCAAACACATCTTTGCAGAATTCATCTATAACTATTGGAACATCTGGAGTTTCATTGGGTGGATCAGTTACAACAATTACTGGCTTAACACTTACAAATCCAACAATTACATTGCCAGCAATTGGTTCAAGTGGATTTACAATTGCAGGTTCTACTTCAGGAACAACTACAGTAACTTCTTCAACAGTTGCGTCGGGAACAATAGTGATTCCTTCTACAGCAACAACAGATGTACTTGTAGGTAGAAATACAACAGATACTCTTACTAATAAAACCCTTACATCTCCAGTAATTGCTACTATTTCAAACGGCGGTACTTTAACATTACCTGCAAATGTCACAGATACTTTAGTTGCTAGAACAACTGCAGAATCATTTATGAATAAAACCATTGATGGTTTGACAAATATTCTTAAGATGAAAGCAAATTCAAGTGCATCTTGGGCATCATACGCATCAATACTCTACAATGGTGAAATTGGTTATGATTATGAAAAAGGATATTTTAGAATTGGTAATGGATCATATGCATGGTCATCTATGCCTTACGGATTTTATCCACAACCAAATTTAACAAACAATATTAACAAATTCTTACAGGTTACTGGTTCAGTAGGATCAGAAACTCTTTCTTGGTCTCAACCAGCATATTCTCAACTATCAGATAATCCAAATGCCCTAACAATTGACCAAGCAGCGGGAATTGCAGCGACAAATCTTACAGTAGGAAATGTTGCACAAACCGCATATACATTTAACAGCCATTATTCAGGAAATAATCCAACAATATCTGTAACTGGTGGAACAACAGTTGCATTTAATCTAGGTGCAGCAGGACATCCATTCCAAATTCAATCAAACGGTGGATCTGGCTCAACTTATTCAAACATCACAACTGGTTTAACATGGGTGGGAACTAATGGAACTGTTCAAAGTGGATCATTAGCACAATCACAAATGAGTGGTACTTTATATTGGAACGTACCAGCATCAGTACCAGCAGGAACTTTATATAAGTATCAATGTGCATCACATGCAGCTATGAATGGTGCAATTACTTGGCTTGCCCCACTTCCAACATATATTGCTCCAAGAACTACAACTGTAACAGATACAGCAACTCCCGCTCCATCTGCAAATACAGATGATTTTTATGTAATTACAGGATTAACTCAAACTGCAACATTTGCAGCACCAGCGGGAACTCCAGTAAATGGTCAGAGCCTTAAAATAAGAATTAAAGATAACGGTACAGCAAGAACTCTTGCATGGAATGCTATTTATAGAGGATCATCAGATTTAGCATTGCCAACTATAACTGTGGCAAATAAAACTTTATATCTTGGATTTGTATATAATTCAACAGATTCTAAGTGGGATTTGGTTGCCAGATTAGGAAACTTCTAATGGCTATTAGAAAAAAAATATGGGTATATCCAGATTCTCTTCCGACATTTAGTCAAACATATTTAACCAGCGGAAGCTCAAATTTAACAACTTTTTCTTTGTCTAGCGATTACATTTCTGCTTCTGGATATTTAACTGGAACTGGGAATCTTTATAATTATGCAGACATAACAAGTATTGGATCTTATACTATACAGGCAGGAGATTATCTTGAGTATGACGTATATTGGGTGGGTTCTGGAAATATACAGATGTCAATGGATCTTCATGTAAGTGATGGTAATAATTTAAGAGACTCAGGTGCAACAGATCAAAATGGAATTCTTTGCCATCCATCAACAGATTTATCTTCTTATGCTTATGGAAAATGGTATCATCGTGTTATTCCGATTACCACATTTACTGGCGGATCTTCAATTGGTAAAAGCTTAAATCACTATAATCTAGTTGCGGAGATGGACACATCTGGAGCAACATCAGTTGCTTATTTTAAAAATATTGCTATAACAGACGGACAAGGAACTGGAGAATATAATATTTCTTCGTTCCATGAACTTTTATAATTAACTATTTAACGATATAATAGGATAGGAGGAAATATGCCAAGTAAATCGTATCAGATAGCAAATGGTTTAACAGCTTCGGTTGTTTCGGACATCATTCCTCTTGACCCGCCTTTTTTTGACGGGCTTGAAAGTAGATTTGCAGCATTATATCAAGGCGTACAACAATCAATAACTAATCCATTTAGGCTTTTAATCAGTGTAAATGGTATAATTCAAACTGTAGGAACTCCAGAATACGTCTGGCAGTCTATGGTGAATATTGATGGCTACTTTGTGGATTCAGATGGATATATATCGTTTTCTGAAGTTCCCCCAGCAGGATCAACATTTGACGGCAGGATTGTAGTAGGTCCAACCACTACAACTATAAACAAAAACTATCCTTTCAAAGCATTGGATATATTACTAGGAGCGTAAAAACATGGCAAGAAAAGTATTAAAGGATACGGCGTATACATTTACTCCATCTACAAGAACATTGGTTATTCCAAGATATATACCTAGAGAGCGTATGATCTTAATCACTAACGTTACTGCCAACAAGGTAATATATAACTTTTCAGACGCATCCCTTTTAGCTACTTCTTATACACCTGCATACGACTCTGTAATGAATGAAACAACCACAATTGTACTTAACTACAATACAACTGCTATGGCAGCTACAGATAAAATTCAAGTTACAATTGATGAATGGGATGAAAGATTTACTCCTGCAGAAAACCTTACAGATCCAACAAATAAGCTTCGTGTGACACAGCCACAAGCACTTATTGATACTGACTTTGAATATGGAACTCAGATTTCTAAGTGGGAAAATCTTACAATGATTAATAATCGCCCATTTGCTTCTCAGTCTCCAGCAGTTGTTCCTTACGTAACAGATCTTACTATTCCTACATCTTCACGTACAGTAACAATTACAACATCTCAAGCTCACGGTTTTGCTGTTGGAACTCCAATTACCGTGCAAGATGGATATTTTTCTTTTGTTAATGGTAATTTTATTATTGAAACAGTTCCAACATCAACTACATTTACCTATACAGCACGTACTGTAAATACAACAACAGTTACATCAATGTATGATCCAAATAAAACAGCTATCTACTCAGGTACACTTTATTCAAATGCACAAATTGGTGCAGCTCCAACATCTGTAACTTATAGCGGTAATATGGTTACAGTAATAACATCTGTACCACATGGACTTTCACTTGGAAATGAAGTTGCTATCATTGGTTTAACAGCTTCAACAAATGCTCCAAATGGCTCTTATGTTGTAAGTGGAATTACAAACAATGCTACATTCTCTTATTACACACCAAGTACTCCAACAGGAACTATTGGATTCTCATCAGCAGCGATCTATGTACGTCCACAAGGACAGTTCTTGCACCGTGCATTTGATGGCGGAGTTATATTTTCTGCTAATGGTTCTTCCAACTTTGAACAGGCTGTTCGTCAGACCCGCCGTTATTTCCGTTATCAATCAGGTAAAGGTATTCAGATGTCATCTGGAACAACACTTAAGCCATATGCAGGTATTGATAATTTAACTTCATCAGGTACTACAGTAACTGTTACAACCAAAGAACGTCACAATATTCAACCAGGAACCACAGTAACAATTTCTGGAGCTAACGAATCTGCTTACAATGGAACATTTTCAGTTACTAACGTTACTTCATACAATCAGTTTACATATACTGCAGCAACAGTTCCATCAGCGGTAGTTGCAACAGGTGCTCCAAATGCTTCTATATCAACATGGTATGGTGCAACAAACCGTCTAGGAATTTTTGATCAACAAAATGGTCTTTTCTGGCAGTATGATGGACAAAATATTTCTATTGTTAAAAGAAATTCTACTCTTCAGGTAGCGGGACGTGTAACAGTAACTCAGGGTTCTAACACAGTTACTCAAACAAATGCATCATACCCTACATATTTTTCAAAGCAATTAAATCCAGGAGACTTTATTGTTCTTCGTGGACAATCATATCGTGTTACTGAAATTGCTTCAGATACATCTCTTACAATCTCTCCATCATATCGTGGAGCATCAGCAAGCTTTGTAGTTATTTCAAAGACTGTAGATACAGTAATTCCACAATCTCAGTTTAACATTGATAAACTTGATGGTACTGGACCTTCTGGATATAATGCAAACTTTAATACAATGCAGATGTTCTATGTAGACTATACATGGTACGGTGCAGGTTTTGTGCGTTGGGGTGTAAGAGGTCCAAAGGGTGAAATTATTTATGCTCACCGCATGCCTAATAACAACTTAAACCCAATGGCTTATATGCGTTCAGGTAACTTGCCAGGACGTTACGAAACATTTACAAATCCAATTACAACTACTATTTCTCAAAGCATTGGTACTTCTGATACAACAGTCAACGTTGCATCTACAACAGGTTTTAATCCTGCAGGTGGAACAATATGTATTAGAAATGCAAGCCAATTTGAGTTTGTAAACTATACAGGAATAACTTCAACATCATTTACTGGTGTTACAAGAGCACAAACAGGTAATCTGTCAATTGCTCTTACAGCTGCAGCAGGATCTAACATTGCAACAGTTTCTTCTACATCAGGATTACAAGTCGGACAACGTGTATTTGGAACTGGTATTGCAGATGGAACATGGATCAGCTCAATTAGCGGAACAACACTTACTCTTTCTCAAGGTGTTACATCTTCTAATCCAACAGCTATAATTCCTCCAATGGCGGGAACTGCACAAGCATTTACATATGCTGCAACAGCTCCAGTTATGGTAGAAACAGCATATCCAACATTTTCTCCAACACTATCGCACTGGGGAACATCTGTTATTATGGATGGTCGTTTTGATGATGATAAGTCTCTTCTCTTTACTTATGGACAAACAACACAGACAGCAATTGCTGGAACAGCAGCAACTGTAACAACAATTACTGGAACATCTGGAACAAATACAATTACAGTGGGTGCAAATACAAACCTTGTAAACGGTATGTCAGTAACTGGAACAGGTATTGGAACAGGTGCTATCATTACAAATATTAATGGTACAACATTAACTTTGTCTGTTAACAATTCTGGAACAGTATCTGGTAACGGAACATTCAGCGGAGGAACAACAAAAGCATTGTTCTCGATCAGAATTTCTCCATCAGTTGATAATGGTATAGCAGCTCCATTTGGTGCTCGTGAACTTATTAATAGAATGCAGTTAGTTCTTCGTGCTCTTGACCTTACACTTTCTAATACAAACAACGTACTTGTTACTGCAATTTTGAATGGTGTACCAACAATTTCACAGGCATATACAAATGCAGTTGGAAACATTGCAGGACGTGCAAACTCATCTCTTGCACAGATTGCAGACTATGCAGGTGGATATGCAAACGTATCTGGTGGTGAAAATACTGGTGGATTCTTTACAAATTCAACAGGATCCGTTGATCTTTCACTAGTACGTGATCTAGGTAACTCAATTCTTGGTGGTGGTGGAACAAACTCTAACACTAACATTTACCCAGATGGTCCAGATAACCTTACAATTGTTGTACAGAACCTTTCTGCAACTCCTGTAAACGTTGCAGGTCGTTTATCTTGGACTGAAGCACAAGCTTAAAATAAAAAGGGGTGGGTATTAATGGCTCTAGCTAAATTAAACCATAATTACCTTGATCCGCTTAAGGTAAGCAATGAAATTGTTGATGGTATTTTAAGTGTTTCATCTAAATTATCGGTACCATCAATATCAGCCCCTTCAGGAACAGTTTCTATTGTAGGAAATATATCAGCATCAGGAATTTTTTCAGGTTCTGGAGCAGGATTAACAAATATCCCTAATGGTGCTTTAACAAATTCATCTGTAACTATTAATGGTACATCTGTATCTTTAGGTGGATCTATAAGTATTATTGCTCTTCCCGCCCAATCTGCAGGAACTACAGGATATTATCTTCAATCAAATGGTACATCTGCTTCATGGGTAGCATTAGGACTTGCAGCACCAGCAGTAGCAGGAACTATGTATGGATACTCTTCATCTCAATTTGCAAATACAGGAGTTGGATACCAAGCTTTACAAAATAATAATGGTGCTTATGCTACAGCTCTTGGCAATGCAGCGGGATTTTCAAACAACGGATCATGGAATACATTTCTTGGAAATAGTGCAGGTACCATAACATTAAATGGTAGCTATAATATAATTATTGGTGGAAATGTTCAACCATCATCATCTTCAGTAAGTGGAGAAGTTACAATAGGTGATACAAATGTAACATCTTTTAGAATGCCAGGTGTTGGTATTAACTTTACAAGAACTTCAAACTTAATTCAATCTCAAGCAACAACACAAATTCCTCTTTCTATTCAAGGTATAGCAAGTCAAACTGCCTCTCTTCAAAATTGGTTAAACTCTGCAGGAACAGTTGTTGGATCCATAGATAACTCAGGTAACTTGGTAGCAGCTGGAGATATTACAACAAACTCTGATTCCCGCCTTAAAGATAATATTGAAAAAATTACAGATGCTCTTGCAATTGTAGATCAAATTAATGGTGTAACATATAGTCTTATCTCTGATGATAAAAAGATTCGTCACGTAGGATTAATTGCTCAAGATGTAGAGGCAGTTATGCCAGAAGCAGTTCTTGAAAATGAAAATGGAATCAAATCGGTTGCCTATGGCAACTTGGTTGGACTGCTGGTAGAAGCCATTAAAGAACTCCGTGCAGAAGTTACAGAATTGCGGGGTATCATAGATGGCATTTAAAGTAGGTTCAACATCTTATTTCCCTGGAGTATTTAACTTTCCTTCATCTGCAACAATTGGTGCACCTTTAGAAACTGATGGAAACTCAACATATTTTGCTTATCCAGGACAAACATCAAATAACCCAGGTACAGGACTTCAATATAGAAGTATATTAACTCACGGATTTTTGGCGGGAGGCTATAAAGGTTCAAGCCCTTGGCGTTCTGTAAATAAAACATGGCATGCTAATGACACTACATTTTTAGTAGGAGATCAAATAGATAGAGCTATGGCATATGGAGATGGAACAACATCTGATTATAATGCTTATGTTCATGGAACTATCAATGCTTATTCTGGATCTTCCCCGCACACTTCTTCATATAATCTTCATAATGGAGTTGGTAGACAACGTGGAATGCAGCAATGGGATTATAACGTAAATGCAATTTCAACTTCAACAACAGCTGGATATGTAGCACCAGCCTATAATACTGGAATATTTAGACCTACAGGAACATCTTCTGGAGATGGATCTTTTGGTACATCATCAGTTCCATTTGGTTATATTGGTCTTGATCCAGCACATGATGGTGCAGGAGTTTCATATGGTAGTCAGATTGAAAATACTGGTAGCACAACTCTTACAGATTCAACTCTTTATCAATCAGCAGGTGTTGGTGGATGGGATACAGCAGAAGCCAGAGACTTTCATGGTTGCTCAAATGATCAAATAAACCAAGTTGGATATGTACACGGTGGTGGTACATCAGCAACAGATAGACTTCATTTCCCTACAGAAACAATGTACACAACAACATCAGCTCCAGTTACTGCAGGAATGACAACTTGTGTTTTTGGAACAAGTTATGCATGGGTAAATTTTGACGGTAATCATCAACAATTTAATTTTAGCAATCAAGCATATACAACATGGAATAACACTTCAGGATCATCAACAAATGGTCAGGGTGCATGGTATAAAGCTGTTTCAAGTAAATTGGGTCAACACTATGTTGTTGTTGGAGATAATATATTTAAAACTTCTGATTCTACTGGCAATACAATATCTACATTTGCTAAATCATATACTGGAACATCTGAAGAAAATGGTGAAATGGGGCAGAACTGGGGATATTTTCTTGGAAACTATAATGGACAACAAAATAATCAAACTATGAAAATTTATTACACAACAGATAGCTGTGTATCAATAGGTGCAGCGGGAATGCCAAAAGGACACTTTGGACAATCTTCAGCAGCATGTTCATTTGCAGCAGCAACTATAACGTCAGGATATCCAGTATAATGGCATTTAAAATAGGCGGAACTCAAATATATCCAGGAACTTTACCAACACCTTCAAGTGCTGATCAAGGTTCACCAATGTACAATGATGGAACAAATTATTATTTTGCATATCCAGGTGCAATAAGCACTGTCCCAGGAACTGGTTGGAGATATCGCACAATTTATACTCACGGATTTTTATGTAATGGATACAAAGGCTCAAATCCATGGAGATCAGTTAATAAAACTTGGCATGCAACAGATACTACTTATTATGTTGGAGAGCAAATGGATAGAGCGGGAGCTTATGTAGGTGGTGCATATTCAGATTACAACGGATATATGTTTGGAACAATGGATACATTCCAAGGTGCATCTTCTCACGTTTCTTCAATTAATTTACATAATGGTTTGATGAGACAAAATGGACCAGGCACATTTTCTGGAACAGCATCTAATTTTGGATATACAGATGCACAAGGTGCAACAGCAGACGTAGGTGGATGGAATCTTTCAGGAACTATAGCTGTTGGTAGTGGAATGACAAATATAACTGGTCAAGTAGGATATGTTTTGGGCGGTGGAAGAACTGCAATTGATAAATTACATTTTCCTACAGAAATAATGTATGCAACTTCAATAGTGGGTCCTAATACAGGACAGTCAGTAGCCCCTTGGGGCGGACAAACATATGGTTGGATGCAATATCCATCAGCAGGAAGATATATTACCTGGTCAAATGATTCTATATCTACATGGGCAGCAGCAACTTCAACTGATGGTCAAAATAAAACTTTGGGATCAAAATATGGATGGGCATATGCGGGAATGGGTGGAAATACTGATTCTAGAATTATGAAATTTTCAGATTCCACTGGAGCTGCTTTAGCAACACTTTCAAAGCTTAGAGGTTTGGGAGAAGAAAATATGGAGATGGGTCAAGATTGGGGTTATATGTTGGGTCAATATGATGGACAACAAAATAATCATACAGTTAAAACTCTTTATTCTACAGATGTACAAACTCAAATGGGTTCTGCTTGTATGCCTAAAGGTCACGTTGGTCAATCTTCTGGGGATTGTTTTACAGCAGCAGCTACAATAACTTCGGCGGTATCTACATAATGGCATTTAAACTTTCTACAACTTCAGTATTTCCTGGTATATATAATGCACCAACTGCTACAGCAGGCGGAACGCATTTATATTCAAACGGATCAACAACATATTGGAATTATCCAGGTGAAACAAATACATTAATTAATAACGCAAGCTTTCAATATAGAAGTATAATCACTCACGGATTTCTTTTAGGCGGATACAAAAACTCTAATCCTTGGCGTTCAGTTAACAAGACATGGCATGCAACTGACACTACCTATTATGTTGGAGAACAAATGGACAGAGCAGGCGGGTATTTTGATGGTTTTTGGTCAGATTACAATGCGTATGGACTAGGTACATTTTTAAATGAATCATATACATGTTGCTCAAACTCAGGAGGAACAGTTCATACATCTTCAATCAATTTACATACTGGGTCTGCAAGAACAAGGGGTTACGGAACATTTGGATCGGGAACAGCTCCAAATTTTGGATATATTGGAGATAACCCAACTGCACAAGGTGTAACATACGGATCTGGATATGCAGCAGAAGGAACCGCAACACCAGGTGTTGGTGGATGGGATATGTCTGTTCCACGACACACACACGGAGCAATAACAGATCAAGTAGGTCAAAAAGGATACGCAATTGGTGGCGGTTATGCTGCAGTAGATAAAATGGATTTTGCTACAGAAGTTATGTATACCACAACATCTGCACCATTTTCTACAGGAGCTGGAACTGGTGGAATGGGTCAAACTTATGGATGGGCAGTAAACGCTGGAACGGGATACAAACTTACATTCTCAAATGATTCATGGGTTACATGGTCACAACCAGGATCCGATGGTTATAGAAAGTTTTTGTGTACTAAATTGGGATATTTTTATATTGGAACTGGCGGAAACGTTACTTTGGGCTGGGCACAAGTAAATGATACAACAGGTGCATCAATCACAACATTTAATGGTATATCCACCATAGGTGAAGAAAACCTTGAAATGGGACAAAGTTGGGGATACATGCTTGGAAACTATAATGGTAATCAAAATAATATGACATGGAAGTTTACTTATTCAAACAATGCTGTAACAGCTATGGGTACAACAACTATGCCAAAGGGACATAATGGACAATCTTCTGGTTTTTGTGCATCCGCAGCAGCTTCAGTAACTGCTACAAGATACGGTGCATAGTTTGCAATATTCTGATATAATAGAAAAGTTAATAGGAGAAAATAATGACTGATGAAACAAATACAAATGATTTGAGCGTTCCATCGCCATATACAGATACTCCTGCATCAGCAGTTGTTTCTACAGATCCCGCAACACCAGTTGCTCCACCTACACCTCCAACTATGAAGTATTTAATCATGCGTCAAAGCATGGTTAATGATTTCCTTCATGGGGATGGACACGGGGATATAAATTTAACATGTACAGATGTTTATTCAATTTATGATATTGTTTGTGTAAAGATAAGTAGCACGTTATACAACACCTTCAGGCCACAATGGACTGGCAAAGTATTAGAGATAGATGAAGAGACTGCTATTTATGGTGCAGCATTCTTCTCTGAAATTCGTCCTGAAGGTAAGATGTGGGAAGCAAAGATGCCACATTATCAAAATACTAAGTCCTCAGTTAGCTATACAGATAGCGTAGCAGATCAAATTCCACTTAAAAAGATTCCTGTTGTTATTACTCCAGAAATTGAAGAAAAAGTTGTTAAGTTTATGTACATGTTTGCTAAGATGATTATTGAAGTAGAATTTAATGATAGATATCATGAAATGGTTGACGTATCAACACTAGAGCAAGAATCGTGGGATGTTCAAAAGCACGAAGCACAAGAATTCTTAAATAACCCAGAAACTGCATATACTCCATTCCTAGATTATATAGTTCAAGAAAGAGGAATAGAAGATAAAGCAGCTTTCTGTCAAAAAATATTAAAAAAGTCAGAAGACTATTATGACAATCTTTCCAAGCTCCTAGTAGATTTTCAAAGACTACTTAAAGCAGCAGAAGGATGTAAAACAATTTGGGACATGAATATGTTCTATGAATTCCACTTTGGCATATTAATGCCTCAAAGCCAGGCAATTCAACTAGGTTTAACAGTTAGCGATACCGATTGGAATAGAAAAGTAGAGGTCAAAGCACATGCATTCAACTTCTGACAATATTGTGGAACAAGCCACAATAATTACAGATGAAAGCAATTTAGTTTCTGGAAATATAGTATCAAGTGATTTAAATACAATTAACATTTCAGGACAATTTATAGAAAAATACGATTTACAAGGTTATGATATTGATTTAATTAAACAATCAGTTTTGTCTAATAATGGACAAACAGATTTTCAATCAAAGTATTTTGTTGCTAATTCTCAAATTACTCCTTATAAGAAGGTAAGACAAGCATTAATGGAACTTGAAGTTCGTTATCATGCTTATTTTGAGATTAACAATAGTCTAAAGAAAGCAGAGATTATTGATAAGAAGTTTGCCAGAGATATCGAAGCTAACTTAGATGCGGGACTTGATCTAGAAGCAGAAATGTTAAAGATTGATAAAGATAAGAATCTTTATGACATTACAATCTGGAAGCGTAAGATGAGACAATCTGAAATTGAAATCAAGACCTTCCTAGATATTATCAAAGAGCATGCACCAGATCAAGATAGTTTAGAATATTTTTTAAGAGATAATCCAGAAGAAGAACGCAAGTATTGGATACTTAGAATGGGTAAGCAAGCTGCAATGGATATTCTTTCATTTGGTCGTTTAGGAACTGGAAATATGGATTCAATTGCCATGATGGATAGAGAAGATCAGATTGAAACTTTAACAGTAGCAATTCAATATTCAGGTATTGTAAATGCAAATGTAGCAGCAATTAGCGATAGTGTTCAGAAGCAAGTGAATGAACTTATTGCAGCAAATCAACTAGAATTACCACTAATAGAAGACGGGTTAGAAGAAACAGCATCAAATGTTTTCAGTGCCATTGAATCCAAAGTTAACGGAGAAAGACTTTCAGAACTTCCTGGAGTTTCTCAAGCGGAATAAAGATCTAATATACGATTTTTATTTTACATGCCGTATCCCCCCATTTAGTCAAGATGCTATGGGGGATACGTTTAAAAATGAAGAAGACCACAATTATCTTATTGGAATGGCTACATATGTCCAAGAGGTTACTGGTATTACCGCTTCCGCCGTATTTAACAATATTGAAGTAAGACCTTCACAACAAAACCTAGACCTATGGATAGAAAGCTTTAAACCCGTCTATGAGGCTGGAATAAGATCTGTCACAATACCCCATACACATTGGGTGTCTACAGGTCAAATACAAGCAAGTTTTCCAGAGTTATTTATAAAGAACACAATCCTCAGAAATGTATCAGAGCCAAGAGATATTGAAAAGCTTGCAAAAGCAGGATTTAATTATATTAATCTTGATAGAGATTTGATGAGAGATCACGAAAAACTTTTAAGGTTTAAAAAAGCTAAAGAAAAGTACGGAGTTAAACTTTCATTATTGGCAAACGAAGGCTGTGCTGGCGGTTGTATTATGATGGATGAACATTATCAGTTTAATAATACAAGAATCTCTACAACCCCGCAATACTTTAATGATCCAATCAGTCGTGTATCTTGTCCAAAGTGGGATCATGAAGATCCCGCAATGCCCCTTAAAACAGCTAATTTTCCCCCTTGGAAGGCTGACTGGGACGAGTTCTTAAATGACCTAGGCATAGATGTTATAAAGATGCATGGGCGGGAATCTACAAGTAGACTCCGTGAAACCATGGACATAATTGATAAGTACAGAGAAGGTCACGAAATCTTGTTTGAATCATTTAAGGGTTTCTTAGAAGAAACAAATCTAGCAGATAAGCCTATTGATGTATGGCGTAATAAGATTAAAAATTGTAAGTTTGACTGCTGGGATTGTGGTTTTTGCGATAAGATTTATAATGCTAAATATGGCAAGACTCAAGATCCTATTGTGATGCAAGTCACACAAGAACTAGTTGATTCTGTAAACAGAAGAGTAGAACTTGATATTCCAGGATTAACTAGTACTAGAGTGCAATCACTTATAAATGGACTTGCTGGAAAGCTCGGATCATATTTAGAGGTTGGCTCATATCTCGGATCTACTGGAGCAGCAGCATTAAAAGATAATAGTATAAAAGCTTATTTTGTAGACAATTGGAAAGAAGATGTGACACCCGTTACACAAGATGGCATTAACATTGTTGAGAATAAGAAAGATAAGTTTATCAATAATATTAAACCATATATCAAAGGCAACGATGTTATGCTCTTTGATTCTCATATGTTTGCTGTAAATACATCTGATATTAAAGATGTAAAGTTTTTCTTTTACGATGGTCCCCACGATCCTGTTAATACAGCAAATGCAGTACAATATTATAAAGATTGTCTTGCTGATACCGCCGTTATTATATTTGATGATGCAAATTGGGACGGGGTTGTAAAAGGTGCAGCAGATGGTATTAAGAAAGCAGGATTAAGTATACTGTATTCAAAAATGGTCCTTAACGACATTGAATCTGAAAAAGATTGGTGGAATGGGCTTTATATAGTGGTAGTTACAAAGGAGAAATTAGATGCCATCACTTAACATACTATTCGAAGAATGGTATTACATTTTAATGCTTGGAACCGTATTGGTTCTTTCATATTATGCACGTAAATATGACGTGTTTCAACCTCTTTATGCATTTATTGCAAAGAGAATAAAATCAAAAAGAGCAGTAATTGCTCTTACATCAGCCATTTCTGGAGTTCTTCCAATTAATGGTCGTGTAGTTATTTCTGCTGGAGTTTTAAATACATTAGCACCAGTACACGGAGATGAGCGTAGAAAGAAGTATGGAGTTATTGATTATTTAGCAACTCATCATTTCTATTTTTGGTCTCCTCTAGAAAAAACAGTTATTCTGCCAATGGCAGCACTTAATATTGGATACTGGTCATTTCTAGGATCAACATGGCCATTACTTGCAACAGTAGCCGTATGCACCCTATGGTATATCTTTGGAAAGATCAAGGAAGATGACGTAGAAATTAATGTTAGATCAAGGCGGGAAGTTCAAAAGCTAGACACAAAAGCTATTGTAAAAGACAATATAATCACACTGCTTATTGTAACTGGACTTTTGGTTCTTGGTAATTTTGTTGGATATCATAGAGACGCTATTGCAAGTGCTTTAGGTAATGGACAAAATTCATCATTTTTGATTGTTGCATTAATTGGCTCATTTGTACTTTCATTCATTCTTGGGAGTAGCGGAAAATTTGCAGGAGTTCTTGGAATCCTTCTTCCAATTTATGGTCAAATGTATCTTCCAATTCTTTTTGCAGTTAATTGGGCGGGATATATATTGTCCCCTATGCATAAGTGCATGATAATTGGTAAGCGTATTTTTGGCTCAGATTTTAAAGACTATTACAAGGTATTAGTTGGAGTAGTTGCAGCAGTAATAGCCGTGGCCCTGGTTCATACATATACAACTGGATTATAAGCCTAAAATGGTATAATTAACTAGTAAAAGAGGTGTGTAATGACAAGAGCTAATGACTTAGGAATAGCCTTAACTGGCAATAGTTCTCTTGCGTTGCACTCTGAAATTCCAACTGCTATATCTACGCATAATGCTGCAGCAGACCCACATACGGCATATATCAAAAAGCTTGCTTATAATGCCAAAGGAGATATACTTGTTGGAACATCTCAGGGAAATTATCTTAATTTAACTGTGGGTGCAGATGGAACTTTGTTAATTGCAGATGCCACACAAACTGGCGGTATTCGTTGGGCTGTTTACCCAGTACTTGGATCAACATCTTTAACCCCAGGAACAACAATATCAAATCTTGCGGGAGTAACAATAAATAACACAACAATACCATCATCAGCAGCACTAGCAACAATGGGAAAGTCTATTGCTATGGCAATAGTATTCGGAGGATAAAATGGCAGCACCAAATATAGTAAACGTTGTTAATATTAGCGGAAGCACTGCAGTACAACAAGTTACAACATCTGCAACAGCTATTGTTTCAAATACTGCAGCAAGCAATACAGTTGTAAAAGTAAATAACCTTGTTGTTGCAAATGTTAATGGAACGGCAGCAGCAACAATTACTGCAACAGTTTATAGAGGTAGCGTTGATTACAGATTAGCTTATTTAATTTCTGTTCCAGCAGGTTCTTCTTTAGTGGTAATTGATAAAGCGACTGGAATATATCTTCAAGAAGGGGACAGTCTTCGTTTAACAGCATCTGCTAACTCATATTTAGAAGCTGTTTGCTCATACGAAACACTTAGCTAGTTATGACTAAAAACCATGCGGGAATCAATAGATATATTGGAAATCCAACAGTAAGTTCTGGTACAGCAAAAGGCATTTTTAAAATGCAAGATCAGCTGGGACTTAATGCAAATTCCGCATGGGTTAAAGATGGACTTTCTGCTGCAACAGCGGGAATTTCTGCAGTACAGCTTAAAAATGATTTTGGATATAACACGGACGGTGCCTATTGGATTAATTTGCCAAATGTTGGTCCAACACAAATTTATTGCATAATGAACTCGGCTTATGATGGCGGGGGATGGATGATGGCAATGAAAGCAACAACAGGAACAACTTTTTCCTATAGTGCAAATTATTGGACAACAACAAATACATTAAACCCAACAGATGTTACAAGAAATAATGCTGATGCAAAATATCACACTTTTAATTATTTTAAAGCAAAAGATTTGCTTGCAATTTGGCCTGATATAACCACAGGAACAGGCGGAAGTATAACTGGGCAAGGCGTTTGGACATGGCTAGAGAATAATTTTTATGTTAATTCAAATAGAATAGAGCCTGTTAATTTTTTTAATTCAAACGTAGGCGTTGGCAGTACTTCTGGAGGAACAGGTTACTTCAAAAGAGATGCTAAAACTTTTTCTGGTTGGGGTTCTGGAGTATTTAGTAGTCAAGTAGATGTTAGATTTTATGGATTTAATTATTATCCTTTCCCAGGATACTCGGTTTCTGGAGGAGTAAGGTGGGGATTTGGTTGGAATGAAAACGGTGAAGGATTGTGGCCTAGCTTAGCCCCAGTACCAATTTATTTAGGCTCTAATGACGTATCTGGTGGAATTGGTATGGACACAGGTTTCGGAAGCTATTCTGCAGGTGATAAAATTAGTTGTTGTCAAGATACGACGGGAATTAATAGATCTGCCCGAGTAGAGGTGTATGTTAGATAATGGCTAATAACAGAAGAATAGGCATATACGCACCATTAGGACCATTATTTACATATGAGTCAACTGGAATTTGGCAAGAAGAAGATTTATATGCATTCACTAAAAGAACTCCAATACAAGATGGATTACAATTTTATATAGATCCCAATTTAAGACCTACTAATATTTATGGAACCGATTTAAGTGGCAATGGCAGAAATATTTTAAATTGGAATAATTATTACGGACAACCTGGAGCAGGTACATATGGTAATGTTTTTAGATTTTTGCCTGGATATAATGCTCTTTTTCAAATTCCAAGTTTTGGATCTTTTTATACACAAGGAACAATATCTTTTTGGATGAACTCCACAGATGTAAGCAATTATAGAAATCCAATACATTCACATTTTCAAGGGTCAAATGTTGGTTTTAGATTTGAACAAGCTGGAACAACTGGTTCAAGTGGAACAATGGGAATGTTATTTGGTACTGACGCAGGCACACTAACAAGTCATCAATTTGGCTCCATCTCATCCGACACCTGGTATCAAATTACTGTAACTTGGAACACATCTACAAACTTAGCTATTGGCTATGTAAATGCATCTCAAGTTTTTAATGAATCTAATACAACATGGCCTACACAAATTCCTTCTCTTACAGTTGGCAATGGATTTTCTTCAAGTCCAGAAAGATTTTATAGCGGTAGTATTGGAGCAGTAATGCTTTATAATCGTGCACTATCAGCTGCTGAAGTTGCACAAAACTATTCTGTTTTTAATGGAATATACGGAACTATTTCAACAAATGTTCCAAACACACCAACAATAGGTACTGCTACAAGAACAAGTAATACAACGGTAAGTTTATCGTATACAGACTCAGCAATTACAGGCGGAAGATTAATACAAGGACACTATGTTCTTTCTTCTCCAATTACTAATATTACTGTAACGTCACAAGGCAATCCACTGACAGTAACGGGATCATTTGTACAAGGAACTGCATATCAATTTACAGTAAATGCATATAATCAAAATGGATATAGTACGATGTCAACAGCATCAAATCAAGTTACCCCTTATGCTGCTGCAGTGACCCCACCTGTTACACCACCTGTTACCCCACCTGTTACCCCACCTGCAGTAACCCCACCTGTTACACCACCTGCAGTAACCCCACCTGTTACCCCACCTGCAGTAACCCCACCTGTTACCCCACCTGTTACACCACCTGTAACCCCACCTGTTACACCACCTGTTACACCACCTGTTACCCCACCTACAGGTTGCGATTGCGTAACCAATTGTTTCAGCAGTGTTACTTGTTGCCGTAGTTGCGGAGGAATTGTTTCTGGAGGACGTTGCGTAGCTTGTTAATTGTTCTTGACAAAAATAATAAATTACTGATATAATCAGTAAAAGAGATATTGGAGAAAAAAATGATAAGAAAGTTTGTTTTAGTTATAGACGGAGAAGTTGGTCCAGATTTAACTTTTGAAGATGGTGAGCCAGGTTCAAGCGATAAATATGATCACAATAAAGCATTGGCAGCTGCTCTTTCTTCAGAACCAACAATTATTGAAATTCCTTATGATTCAGAAGTTCAATCTGGCTGGACTTGGGACGGCACAGAATTTAAAAGACCACAGGCTTAATAAATGTCAGAAGAAAAACTAACACCTTGGCAACAATATAAAAAAAATCTTGGTGACACAAGGCCATGGGATTTAATAAATCCAAAAACAGAATGGGCTTTGCCTATTGTTGCAGAAAATAGAATGAAAATATGTAATTCATGTCCAGAATTAATATCTTTATCAAAACAATGCAAAAAGTGTGGTTGTTTTATGCCTTCAAAAACTAAACTTGCAGAAGCTTCATGTCCTTTAGGAAAGTGGTAGTGTAAATGTCAAAAATAATAATATCTATAATAGCTTATAAAGAAAAAGATTTAAAAGGAACAGTTTTAAGTGCATATAATAATGCTAAAAACAAAGAAAATTTATATTTTTCTATTGTTGAAGAAGATGAAGAAAGCAATTATTCAGATCTTAGCTTTATCCCAGAAAATCAAATTGTATATAGAAAGTTTGATTTGTCTGAATATAGAGGTATTTTGTGGGCAAGAAATTTAACAACTAAAGTTGATTTTGATTATGATTACATACTTTATATTTGTGGTCATACACTTTTTGCAGAAAATTGGGATGAAACATGCCTTTATGAATACAAAAAAGCTTTATTAAAATCTGAAAAACCAATCATTACATATTGTGGTCCAGATTATGAAGTTGCAGAAGATGGATCTATTAAAATACATGATACACAATTAAATATAGAAGAAAACTTATATCACCCACAAATATCTGAAGGATTTATTCCAGGTTTTTGGTTTCCAAACTCTACTCATCCTCCAAAAGATGGTGATGTTCATGAAGGATATTGGGTTCATTTTACTTGGTGTTTTGCGGATAAATCTTTTGTTCAAGAAGTACCGCTTGATCCAGAAATGAATTTTAATGGAGAAGAACCTTATGTAACAGTACAAGCATGGTGCAGGGGCTGGAGATTTTTTGTAACACCTGAAATTCTATACTGGCACAATACAGTAAAGAAATATCCAGGAGAAGAAAAACCAAGATACCTTACTCACAGACCGTGGATGGATAAAAATAAAAAAGATTATTGGAATAATTCAGATCAATCTATGATTAAATTAAACTTACTGCTGTCTGGAAATCTTAAAGGAATTTATGGGGACATATCAAAAGAACAGGTTGTAGAATTTTGTTTAGCTAGTGGTATGGATGTTAAATATACAGAGTATAACCCTGAATATCATAAAACAGAAGGTTATCAACACTGCGTATATCATAGAAATGAAGATCCAGTTTAAATGATATTGGATGGATTATCTGATGAAGATATCCAATTTTTTGGATCAAATAATTTTTTTCAATTTGGTTTTAAATCTAGATTTGGTTTTGAAACTATTAGGGAAGATAATCTTTTTATAGCAAGTCCAAATATAGAATATAAATACAATAGCATGGGATATCGGTCTCAAGAATTTTCACCAAAATGTAATATTTTAATATCTGGGTGTTCACATTCTTTTGGATTAGGAGTTCCTCAAAATGAAACTTGGGCTGATATTTTATCAAAAAATATAAATAGTGAATATCAAAATATTTCTGTAGTAGGCGGAGCAATTAATACTATTGTGCAAAATATTTTTGCTTATATTAAAAAATTTGGAAATCCAAAAAATATTTTTATTCTTTTTCCAGATTTAAATAGAATACATTTACCAAACATCAATAATATTTTAAATAATGAAAATTATTTTGGGTTTAATTTTGCATATGCAAATGAATTTGGATCAGATGTAGCATCAGAAAGACCTAAATTTTCTAAAATTCCTCATAAAATAAGTGATGTATTTCCAAATGAATCAATCTTATATATAAATTGTCATTCAATATTAAATTTAGAAATGTATTGTAAAGAAGCTGGGATTAACTTAATATATTCTATTTGGGGCAAAAATTCAATTAATATTATTAAAAAAATTAAAGAAAAAAACAAACAATCATTTTTAAATTTTATAGAAGTTGATATTTATAAATTTAAAAGATATAACAGTCTAGAAAAAACTAATATAGATGATCCAGAATGTCATCAAGAGTATAAAGATATTTGGGGAGAAAGATATTTTTATGCGGAAGATCATTATAAAAATTATATTGGTCATTTTAATTCACACATGCATATGCATATTGCTGAATCTTTTTTAAAGGAAAATAATGATTACTAATATAAAATATTATTTAGAAAAAATTATTAGAAAAATTTTTAAAAAAAATAAAAATAAGAAAGATTATATATATTAATGATTATTTTAGGAATTAATGAAACATCTCATGATGCCTCTGTTTCTTTAATTAAAGATAGCAAAATTCTTTTTGCTGGTCATGCTGAAAGATATAGTAAAGAAAAAAATGACTGGTATGTTAATAATAGTTTAATTAGTGATGCTTTGCAGTATGGGGTACCTGATGCCATAGCTTATTACGAAAAACCTTTTTTGAAAGCCTCCAGACTGTTTTTAAAAGGTGGATCTGGTGACTGGAAGCCAAGATTTAATATAAAAGAAATACCTAGAAAATCCTTTAGCCATCATTATTCTCATGCTGCTGCAGGATATTATACAAGCTCTTTTAATGATGCTGTTATTGTTGTTCTTGATTCTATTGGCGAATACAATACTTCCACAATATGGGTTGGTGAGGGGAATAAAATAAGGTTGAAATATAAGCAAAACTACCCAGTTAGTTTTGGATTATTTTATTCTGCATTTACAAAACTAATCGGACTTATGCCCAACCAGGAAGAATATATTATGATGGGGATGGCTGCATATGGAGATTGGAAAAAATACTATAGAAAAGTTGATGACTATTTTCCTTCCTATACAAAACAAAAATATAACTTTCATAAAGGAATTACTGATTGGGGATGGATTGAATCTGAGCAAGATAAATTTGATATAGCAGCAGCAGTTCAAGTTGTGTACCAACAAAGACTTAATGATTTTATGCACATGGCATATTCAATAACTGGTAAAAAGAATTTGGTATTTATGGGTGGATGTGCACTCAACTCATCAGCCAACACATTACTATGGAATATATTTGATATGATTTGGATTATGCCAAACCCAGGCGATGCGGGTAGCTCTTTAGGAGCAGCAGCAGCATTATACGGAAGACATTTGGACTGGAAGACACCTTATCTTGGCTATGATCTTAAGGGTGAATATCCAGTTGACAAAATAATTGACGGTATATTAAAAGATGGGGTTGTAGCGGTAGCAACAGGTAGAGCAGAGTATGGCCCTAGGGCTCTTGGCAACAGAAGTATATTAGCAGATCCTAGAAACACATCTATTAAAGATAAAGTTAATCTAATTAAACAAAGAGAGCTTTTTAGACCATTTGCACCAGTTGTTATGGAAGAGTTTGCAGATAAATGGTTTGATATGGACTTTGCCTCTCCGTATATGCAATACACAGTTAAATGTTTAAAACCAGATTTAATCCCCGCCGTTGTTCATAAAGATGGGACTTCAAGAGTTCAAACTGTAAATAAAAATCAACACTCAGGGCTTTATTCCGTATTGTCTGAATGGTATAAATTAACTGGTATCCCAGTTCTTTTGAATACTAGTTTAAACATAAAAGGTCAACCAATGATTAATGATATTTATGATGTAAAGGCGTGGGAAAAACAATATAATTGTAAAATACTTATGTGATATAATAGAAAAAAGCCTAGGAGTAAAAATGACAATAGATTTATCTGAAATAGATAAAGCAAGACAAGAAAATAGAATACATATATTTAAAAATCCATTTCCAGAACTCCCATCTTGGGATACAATTTTAAATGTTATTGCAAGTTATGTAGAAACGGATATAGAAAAGTTTCCAGATAGATCGTATTTAGATACAGAAAATTTAGATGAAGAGTATTTAAGCTTTAAGCTCAAGTGTAGATTTTGGTCAAGGTTAGCTTTTCAGCTATTTGATCCAGAGGATCTTTACATGAAAGTAATACCAGAATTAAAACCAGTCACAGAATGGGGATTATCTGTGTATCCAAGTGATATATATACTAATAACTTTGCATTGATAACATTTATGAAAAATAGAGGTGTAGTTGGAAAAAACCACAGAGATTTGGTTGATCAATTTCAATGGGTTATTAAGGGAGAAATGATTTGGCGAACAGGTGAAAATTTAGAAAATGAATATCATGTTACTGAAGGAGATTTTATTTTTGTTCCGAAGCTTCTAGCTCATGAAGTAGAAACTTTTAAAGCTCCAAGAGCTTGCATTAACCTAGCGATTAGAAATTAATTATATACATATGGATATTGAAAAAACTATATTGGCACCAGGAATAATTTTGTACAAAGCAAAAAAAGAAGAAGCAGATTACCTACTAAGTTTAGTAGAACCCACCCTAGGATCAAGTTGGACTCCAGCAATGGGCGTAAATACAGAAAGTTATTCTGATGAAATTGTTCCATCAAGAAGTTGTTTTAATTCTGCATTATCAGAAAATAATAATAATGATGCGTTAGATATGCTATATGAAGGAATAAATAATTGGATTGAACCAAAAATTAATGATTATGCAATTAATTATCATGTAGAAAAAATACAAAAAGGGCCATATATTTTTCTTAAATATCAAAATAATGATAAATTTGATTGGCATATTGATGATGGTAAAAAGTTTCCACGTACAGTTTCTGTAAGTGCATATCTTAATGATAATTATGAAGGCGGAGAATTTGAATTTCAGCATTTTGGCATAAGTCATAAACCAGAAGCTGGAGATATTATAGTATTTAGTTCATCATTCCCATATCTTCATCGTGTAAAACCAGTGACATCTGGAACACGATACGCAGTAGTCAATTGGTATCGTTATGATGGATACCCAGCTATGTTTGAATAGCAATAAATTATTTAGAAAAAAACAAGGAGAAAAATATGGGAAGTCCATATATTAATGATATAGGGTATGAAGTACCAGAAAATAAAATTCTTATTGTGCCAAACGCAGTTAATGCTATAACATATTTTGAAGAAATTATAGATCCATTAAAAGGTAAGGCAAAAAGAGAATGGTTCGATGCACATGCATATTATTGCCTTCCATTAACTATAGGAAATCAATATGGATTTTTAATTAAATCTATGAGAGACTTTGACATTATTTGGGGTGGCACAACTAAAGATGCAGAAATAACTTTTTTAAACAATGATAATGAAGAAAAACAATATATAAAAAATGGTTTTGGAAGTGGAATAGTTACTATTCAAAATAATTTTGCTCTTAAAACTCCTCCAAATATTAATATTATGACTATACAACCACCAAATTTATTTATTCCTGGATGTATTGCTTTAACTGGGGTCATAGAATGCGACAATATAAGAAGGGATTTTACTTTTAATTTTAAAGTAACGGTGCCAAATATTGTTATTTCTGTAAGAAAAGGTGACCCTTTAGGTGCTTTTATTCCTATACCAAGAAATTTTGTTGAAAAATTTTCTGTAGAAAAAGTAGAAAATTATTTTAATGATGATTTAATACAAAAAGAAAATGAGGAGTCTCAAAGACTTTCTACAGAAAGAGTAACGGTGGATTTAGAAAAAAATCATCAATCTGGAAGAAGATATTTTAAGGGTGTACATACGGATGAAACTAAGTACGTTAATCATCAAAAAAATATGTAAGATGGCAGTCTTAAGTACATTTATTAGGCTTTAGTTGATAGAAATGGTATTATAACGTTATGGGAAAAATGAAAATCACCCCAATTGATGAAGTTAACTGGGGATTATATATGTGGCAGATGCCAGACGAATCTCTGGTTATGGATGATGAAGGTGGACACCTTTGCATCCCGTCGCTTAAAGGCGACATTCGTCAGATACAAAAGCTTAGAAGAGCTGCAAGAGAATATGGTGTTGATGAAGGTCAGCCTATTTTTTTTGCAGGACACAGACAGGTAACTGATGAAGAATTAGTTGAGCAAAGACAAAGAGCAGATCTAGGACTTGTTCCAGATCCACAAGACTTACCAGCAATGATGGAATTTATTAAAGAACAAAGGGAAATGGGTATAGCGTAATGGAACATTCAGTAAGCATTGTAAACGACGATAATGAAGATAGAGAAGTCCAAGTAAGATCTAACGTAGATTTTGGACTAGGCAATGCTGCTGCAGATTCTTTTGAAGATCCATTTTCTAAGTCATGGGATGAAATTAAAAAGATGGACGGGCTTAATCCAAATGTTCGTCGTCAAGCAAACAGACTAGAAAAGTCATTTACAGGTATAGATGATGCTAAGTCTAAGAAGTTAGACCCACTAGATTTAACTGGATATTCTTTATTCCAAATTGTACAGCCTCCATACAACATGCTTTATCTTTCACAACTTTATGACGTATCTCCATATCATCACTCAGCAGTTAATGCTAAGGTAGCAAACGTAATTGGCTTGGGATATAAATTTGAAGAAACATTTAAGGTTACACAAAAGGTTCAAGATGTAATTGATGATCCTAAGAAGCTAGACAAATTACGCACAAAAATTGAAGCTGCAAAAGTAGAACTTCGTGATTTTATTGAGTCATTAAACTCAGATGATTCTTTTTCAGAAACTATGAAAAAGCTTTACACAGACTTAGAGTCTACTGGTAATGCTTATCTTGAAGTAGGTCGCACAACAAACGGAAAGATTGGATATCTTGGTCATATTCCAACTACCACAATGCGTATTCGCCGTCACAGAGATGGGTTTGTGCAGGTTGTTTACAACCGCTACACATTCTTTAGAAACTTTGGGGATACAGAAACTCCAGATCAAATTGGTACAGATCCACAACCAAATGAAGTAATTCATTTTAAAAAGTTTACTCCTTCAAACACTTATTACGGAGTTCCAGATATTCTTTCTGCTAAAAATGCAGTAGCTGGTGACGAATTTGCACAGCGTTTCAACTTAGATTATTTCGAAAACAAAGCTGTTCCACGCTATATAATTACGGTAAAGGGTGCAAAGCTTACAGCAGATTCTGAGCGTAAGCTTCTTGAATTTTTCCAAACTGGTTTGCGTGGACGCAACCATAGAACTCTCTACATACCTCTTCCTTCAGATGGAGAAAATAGCCGTGTTGAGTTTAATATGGATCCAGTTGAGGCGGGAGTACAAGATTCCTCATTCAAAAACTATGCAGTAGAGAATAGAGATCGTATTCTTATTGCTCACCGTGTTCCAATTTCTAAAATTGGTATGCCAGCAGACGTTTCACTTGCAAACGCCAAAGATGCAGATAAGACATTTAAAGAGCAAGTATGTCGTCCAATGCAAGAAGAGCTTGAGTATAAGCTTAATAAAATCATGTCAGAGTTTACTGATGCTTTCCAAATCAGATTTAACGAGTTGGCACTTACAGATGAAGAAACTCAGTCAAGAATTGATGCTTCGTACCTAGTAAACAAGGTTATATTGCCAAATGAAGTACGTGCTCAAAAGGGTCTTGCCCCTATTGAAGGCGGGGATGTTCCTCTTGAACTTAAGCCACAAGATGCTGCTGAAAAGATAACAGATGGCAAAGGCACAAGGGCACGGGATCAAGAAAGAACAGTAAACACTTCAGATAAGAGCAACACAGCTAGAAATCCTCAAGGAGAAGGTAGAAAACAACAATAAAACCAACTGATAATTATGCGTTAATTATAAATGTTGGTATTATTTATTTACATATGGATATTCAAAAGACTTATTGGCAAAATAGCGGATCATCACTTTCCTTAGCCTTCCCAATTGCGAAGGTCAATAAGGAAAAAAGAACTGTATCTGGATTTGCATCGCTAGACAATATAGACCGTCATGGAGATATTGTAACTGCTGAAGCAAGCAAGAAAGCATTTGAAAATTTCAGAGGAAATATTCGTGAAATGCACGGACCATCTGCTGTAGGCAAGATGATTGATTTTAAGGAAGATGCCTTTTTTGATAAGGCTACTGGTAAAAAATATAGCGGTGTTTATGTTACTGCATACATTTCAAAGGGTGCACAAGATGCTTGGGAAAAAGTTCTTGATGGCACATATTCTGGTTTCTCAATTGGCGGTAATATTGTAGATGCAAAGATGGAAAAATCTGACAATGGACAAGAAGATCATAGAGTTATTCATAACTACGATCTTCACGAACTTTCATTAGTTGATTCACCAGCAAATCCACTTGCTAATTTCTTTTCTATTCAAAAGATGGCAAAAGGAATGACATTAGAAAATGTATTCTGGTGCAATGAAGATGAAGTTGCTTCAACAACAACTGAAATGTCAAAGAATTGTGTAGTTTGCGGAGATTCAATGTCTAACATTGGTTGGGTTGAACAAACTGATACAGATAAGTTTGAAGCAATTGAAAAGGTAATTGATTCTTATTTCAAGAAAGATGATGCACCAGGTCCAGACCATGCTGCAACAACTCATGAATCAGATAATGTAGTTAATAGTTCAACAGCTATTAATCTTTATCCAGATCAAAACAAAGCAAAAAAGGTTTCGCCTATTGACGTAAGTACGGCGACTATAAAGAAGAATGAAGGAGGTAATGAAATGACAGAAGAAACAAACGCAGAAGTAGCTCCAGAAGTTACTGAAGTTGAAGCTCCAGCTGCAGAAGCAGTTGTTGCTGTTGATGAAACAGCAGTTGATACAGGAGAAGCAATCGAAAAGGCTGTTGCTATTTCAGAGGTTGAGGATACACTTGATTTCACAAAAATGGTAACCGACCTTAAGACCCTCTTGAGTGATTCCCTAGAAAAGAATTATGCAACACATGCTGCTACTGTTCAAGATGTTTATCGCATGGTAGAGGAAACCAGAGCGGAAATGTCAAAGGCTATTGATGATGTCAAGGCTAAGATGGCAGAAAAGGACGAAGAAATGAAGAAGACGATTGCAGATATGTACGGAAAGATAGAGTACGTTGACCATGCCCTTAAGGGTTTTGAGTCTGCAACCGCAGTTAAGAAGTCCAGTGATCTTAACGGATCAATGGAAGAAACAAAAATACAAAAAAGTATATGGCAAGGACACTTCCTCGGTGTTAATAGCTTAACTAAATAATCTAGAAAAAATAAGGTGGTGAAATAAATAAATGAGTAATGAACTTTTACAAAAAGTAATTGATACAACAAATCTCGGAACTGCAGGTTCTGATCTCTCAGGCGACGGACGTACCCTTTCAGGTACTGGTCTCCTATACCCAGATCAAGCTAACCGTTTCCTAGATTATATGTGGGATGCAACAATTTTGGCAAAGGCAGCACGTACAATCCGTATGCGTTCCAATACAACCGAAATTGATCGTGTTTCTGTAGGTCAGAGAATCATGACTGTTGCTTCTGAAGATAATCCTCGTGACTACACTGGATATGACGCAGGTGCAACTGGACAATATTCAAACGCTGCTGCAACGTTCTCAAAGGTTTCTTTGACAACACGCAAGCTTCGTCTTGATTGGGAACTCTCATCTGAGTCTCTTGAGGATAACCTTGAGGGTCCAGATCTAGAAGATCACATTGCACGTTTGATGGCTACCCAGGCTGGTAACGATATTGAGGATGTTCTCATCAATGGTACAGGAACTAGCACAGGTTTGCTTTCAGCATTCAAGGGATTCCGTCAACTAGCATTGGACAACGCACACGTTGTTGATGCACAAGGTGTTGGACTTGATAAGGCAGTATTCAATCTTGCTATCAAGACCCTTCCACGTAAGTACAAGCAACGCAGAAATCAACTTCGCTTCTTCACAGGATCGAACTTGGTTCAAGACTACTTGTACAACCTAACATCATCAACAACAGCTACTCCATTCGATATCGGTTCAACCGTTATCCGTGGTGATGTTGCTGCTAACGATGGTGGTCCAGGTACTGTAACTCCATTCGCTTTTGGTATCCCAGTTATCAACGTTCCGTTGATGGATGAGACCCGTGCAGGTGACTATTCAAGCCCAACAGGCTTGCATGGTGATCTTCACCTCGCATTCCCACAGAACTTTGTAATCGGTATCAAGCGTGATGTTACTGTCTATCGTCTCTTCCAGCCAAAGAAGGACACAATTGAATACACTCTATTCATTCGTGTTGGTTGCGTTATGGAAAACTACGATGCACACGTTATCGTTAAGAACGTTAAGGTTGCAGGTTCAGTAGCTTCTGGTGCATTCGGCTCCGTTACACACGGTGCAAATGTAACTGGTGGTTCTGGAACATACACATACTAATATTTTATTAGTTGCAAGGCGGGGGGATACACAAGTATCCCCCTTAGCCATTTTCTGCTATAATTACATTACATTAACGAGAGGAAGATAATGTCATTTACAGATCTTAAGATCTCAGATCTTAGAAAAGTTGCAGATACATTTGGTGTAGATGCAAAAGAAGCAAAAACAAAGAATGAAATAGTAGCTCTTTTAGAAGAAGAAGGCATTTCATATCAAATGTATGATAAGCTTTCTGGTGCTGAAAAGGTTGAAGTTAAGGTTACAGAGAGAAAAGAGAAGAAGATTTTAAAGAAAGAAGAGTCAGTTTTAGTTAAAATGGAGCGATCAAATCACTCTTATCAAATTGGGGATTATACATTCTCACAAGAACACCCATTTGTTGTTATGTCAGAAAGTGATGCTCAGCGTGTTTTTGACACACAAAATGGTTTCCGCCTTGCGACTCCACGAGAGGCTCAAGAGTACTACAGATAAAATAGGGGGATTTGAGTGCAAACCATATCCAAAAGATCTCAACAAAAAATACATTTAAACATATATAGCGATGGTGTTTTGGTGCAAGCGGATGCTGTACCAACTATTAACATTATTGATGCTGACACAGGAGCAACTCTGCTACAGGCAGCAACTGTTGATGAACCACAGATTGGTTTGTACTCGTTCTTTTTATCAAGTGCTTTAACACAAGCAAATGTAATGCTCCAGGTTACCTGGAACTATATACTTAATGGTGTTCATAATCAAGAAATAGAATTTTATCAGGTTGAAACAGTATATTCTGAAATTTCAGAAATAGTTGATTTTTTTGGGTTTGGTGCCAAGCCATCAGATCCAAATTATTTTGATCCAAAATCAATATCTGCTGCAGAAAAAATAGCAAGAACAATTATTGAAGGATATACAAATCAAAGATTTTATCAGCGTTATGGCTCACAAGAACAATTTGGTAAGGGTTCCGATGCTTTAGAGTTAATTGAAAATATGTTAACGATTGATAAAGTTTGGGAAAACGACGTCTTACTTATTGACAATACTAGAAATCCAGTGTTTAATACTTTTGGTTTCCCGCTGGAAATCAGCCCTACTGGAAGAGCTGTAAGAATTATAAATCAAGGCTGGGATGTCAGATATGACAATCAAGTAGATCCAGCAGTTCTTTACTATGGAAGATTTAGAGACAACTCAAGATACAAAGTTGAAGGACAAATTGGATACAGATATGTTCCAAATGATATTAAAATTGCATCAATGCTTCTTGTTAACGACATACTAGCTAATGATTTTAACTGGAGAAATAAGTATTTAAGTAAAGTTAATCTTTCAGAAATTTCATTTGAGATGGCGGGAGGAGCATTTAACGGTACGGGTAATGTTACAGTAGATAACATCCTAGATCAATACCGTAACGTTAATATTGTAATTATATAATGTTAAATTCTTTTATCACTTCTGTTATGAATATGAAAGCTGATATTTATAAGCAGCAAAATTTTCAAGACCCAGATACTGGAGCAATAAGCAGAGAATGGTTGTATGAAAAAACAATTGCTTGTAAAATTGAGCCAATTAAAACTAGGGGCACATCAACAAAAGGTGATAATAAAAATTTTGGTAATAACCAAAACGCTCAAGCAGAATATAATGAAGGCTTGCAAATTAAATTAAAGTGTACAGAACTTTTAAGTAAGCGTTGGAGAATTGGTTCAATTAGATCAAGTGATAATCAACAGGTATTTGTTGAAATTGATAGATATAATCAACCAGATACAGTTTTTGAAGTAATGTCGTCACATGCGGTTTTGGATCCTTTTGGAAAAATTTCTTATTACGAAGCTACTTTGGTTAGGGTGCCAATTCAAGACAATGATAACACTATCAATTAGCAAAAAAGATATAGACAATTTAAATAAACAAGTTACTATGAAAGTAGAGTCAATTAAATATTTGACAAATACAGAATTTTCAGATGCAATATGCAGAGCAGCTTTTGTTATAGTAACAAGAAAGTTTATGCCAGCAATAGATAAATTTTCTGGAATGAATCCAAAAGTAATGCACCACGTTTATGAATGGGGCAAGGTGGGTTCTCCAAGAGGAAGATTGTTTGTCATGAGTAGAATGAAAATAACAAACGGATCTTATTTAATTCAGTCAACATTTACAAAATCAAAAGTTCCGTCTCCAGTTGACCCAGAACTTTTAATGCCAGGAAAAACTGGAAAGTATGTTTACCCACGCAACATTTTTAAAAATAAAGCTGAAGTAATGGAAAAAGGACTTTCAATAAATTATCAAGCAAAAAGGTTTCAACCATTTGTTGGAATCAATGGAATGCAATTTATAAGGCCAGGGCAAAGAGTTTATATTCAAAATCCAGGAGGCAAGTATACAAAAGGTTCTTTTGAAAGTTTTATGACAGCTTGGTATTCAAAAAACTCTCAAGTAATTATGGATTCCTCTGGATTGTATGAGAAAATAGCTAATGAAGCATCTATTGTTTTGAGCAGAAACAATGCTGGCATTGAAGATCTTAAAAAGATGGTTGATGAAATTGTATTTAATATTACAAATGGGGTGGAGATAATTAAATGAGTTATGAAAAAATTGCAGCATATGAAGTAAGAGACATTATATGGAGAGAATTACGAGATTTTGGTGTTCTTGACATAAATGATTATTATGCGGATGGCTTTATGGATCCGCTTGTGCCAATAATTCCAGCTCAACAAATTCCAGAATTTAACAATAATCTTCCAGGAAAAACGTATATTGTTTATGATGTTTCTATGAAGTTAATACCAGTTCAATTTTGGATGATAGAAGAGACAATGACTCTAGACGTAGTATCAAGAGACCCAAAAGAAATTCAAAAAATCATCAATTTTCTAATAGATATCTTTAGAAGATACGATTTGTCTGCTAGAGAGGTCAATGAGTCAACTGCATCTACAACCTTTAATTATCATTATTTTAAGATTGATTCTGCAGACCCAGTACAAGCTTTTCAGCATGAAGGCGGGTTTATGAATGGCACTATTGCTATATCATACGGATACAGCCGTGAAACAAATGCTGAAGGAAGATACCTATAAATTTGTTTTATGATAGATTAATGCTATCATTTCTATGAGGAAGTAAATTGTCATCTTTTTTATCCTAAAATAAATAAGGTGGTGAAAAATAAAATATGGCTACAAGTACTAGAAACGTTATTGTCGGTTCCGCTAATCTATTCATTTCGAATAAGAATGGTGCAAACCGCCCAACTACAAAGGCAACAGACATCGCAAGTCTTCTCACAGCAGGTTCATCTGCTCGTGCTCAGATCAATGCAGGATCTGATTATCGTGAAGTAGGATTTACATCAACAGGTATTGAGATTTCATACGAACCAAATTATGGTGAGGTTATGGTTGATCAACTTCTTGACGCTGCTCGTCTATTCAAGCAGACTCTTAAGGTTGTTCTAAAGACAGAACTCGTTGAAGCAACTCTAGAAAACTTGACTCTTTCATGGGGTCAATCAGATTTCTACACAGATGCAAACGGATCTCCAGTCTACACATTGACAAATACAGGAACATCTTCAACATACAAGTCCACACTCAATCTAGCAGCAGGTGCTGTTGGTGATACACCAGTTGAGCGTGTTCTTCTTGCAGTTGGATCTGCTCCACGTCAGATTGGTTCTTCTTATGATCCAGCTTCTGCAGCAGCAGTTACACCTCTTCATACTTCAGATTTGAAGCAAAAAGAGCGTGTTTATGTTGCACGTCGTGTTGTTAACATTGATACAACAATGCACGGATTAAAGCGTGATGCAGCAACAGTATTCCCAGTGAATTTCCGTTGCTTACCAGATGACTCACAAACTGAGTATGCTGGAACTGAATACGGTATCGTTATTGATCGTGTTTGGGGAACTATCTAATCTAAGGATTAGAATACAACTTAATATAGAATTTCAAGCCCCCGTCAGAAATGGCGGGGTCTTGAATTTGTTTATGCGTATAATATTGGTATAATTTACTAGAGGAAAAGGAGCATTAACTTGCCAACAACAGTATATGACATTGTAGAAATTGAATTATCAAACGGTGAAACAATCACCTTAAAACCACTGACTATTAAGCAGATGAGAAAGTTTATGGAAATCATTAATAGTACAGATACAGAAAAAGCATCAACAGAATATGATATGATGGAAATTTTCATCAAAGCAGCAATAGTCTGTTTAGAAGTATTAAAGCCAGAGTTGGCTGATAGAGATAAGTTTGAAGAAGTTATAGAAGTTCCAACCATGATGAAGATTCTTGAAATTGCTGGAGGGTTAAAATTTGACGACCCAAACCTTCTGGGAGCGGCTCTAGCTGGGACGAACTAGACCTACGCTCCTTAGAGTCTGAAATTTTCTTGCTCGGTCATTGGAAAAACTTTGATGAGTTAGAAAGTAATCTTTCTCTAGATGAACTTATGGCACTCATAGAGTTCACTAGAAAAAAAGATTATGATGATAAGATGTTTCTTGCAAAAATGAACGGCTTAGATGTTGATGATCAAGAATCTGAAACCGTTGAAAGAACTAGCGATATTCTTGTTAATCAAGGTTACGCTGCTCAGCAAGAAGGATTCGGTATCAATGAAGGCCTAGGCTACATTGAATTGGGGGGATGATGAATGGCTAAAATAGAACTTAATATAGTTGCCCTTGGCGATTTTAAATCCGTTAATACAGAAATAGGCAAGTTAAAAGCTCAAGTTGATCTTTTAAATAAAAGCCTTGCAGGTATTGGATTAAGTTCTAATAACAACCTTTCAAAACAGTTAAAAGAAGCAAATGATGCATTTAAAGCAACAATGCTTTCCACTGGACAATTTACTGCCAATACAGTAAAGCTTACTGCAGAAACAGATAAATTTGGACAGTCTCTTGTAACTGGTAAATTAAAGCTCACCGAGTACTTTAGTATAATTAAGAATGGAACATCTAACGCATCCGCACAGATGCGGGCACTTGCGTTAGAACAAACAAAGTTACAAAATTCCATAGTTCAATCAGACCCTACAAAACAAGGGGTCATGTCTGTATATACTCCTACCAAGATTAATCAAGTAGCTAATGCTACAAAAATTGCTGCAAATATGCAGAACATATATAATCTTGCAGTTGACAAAGGAACACAATCTTTAATTAACTGGGGTAAAAATACTCAGTGGGCGGGTCGTCAATTAACAGTTGGTATGACAGTACCCCTTACAATATTTGGTAATACAGCGATGCAGACATTCCAACAAGTAAATGATGAACTTGTTAGACTTCAAAAAGTTTATGGAACAGGATTATCTCAGCCAACACAAGCAGTTCTTGATTCAATTAAGTCACAGGTTCTCGGCCTATCTAGAGAGCTTGCATCAAGTATGGGTATAGCAGCAAAAGATACTGCAGCAATGGCTGCCGATTTAGCTGCAACAGGTAAAACTGGAAACGATCTTATTGTAGCAACAAGAGAAGCAATGCGTCTTTCTAAGTTAGGTGAGCTTGATACACAAGCTGCAATGAAAGCAACTGTGTCATTACAAAATGTCTATAAGCTGAGCACACAGGATCTATCTGGTGCAGTTAACTTCCTTAACGCAGTTGAAAACCAAACATCAACAAGTCTTCAAGATTTAGTTGATGGTATTCCTCGTGTAGGTCCAATTGTTAAACAGTTAGGCGGGTCATTTAAAGATACTGCTGTAATGATGGTGGCTATGAAAGAAGCTGGAATTCCAGCAGCTCAATCAGCTAACGCAATTAAATCTGCTATAGCATCTTTAATCAACCCAACAAAAGCAGCAAGGGACGCCTTCGCTGCTTATAATATTGATCTTGGAAGCATTTCAACAAAGACCAAGGGTAATCCAGTAGAAATGATTATGATGCTTCAACAAGCATTAAAGGGATTAGCCCCACTAGCACAAGCACAATTAATTGAAAAGCTTTTTGGTAAGTTTCAGGAAGCAAGAATTCAAGCACTTATTACAAACTTAGGTGCAGTAAACAGTCAAACAAAAACTGCTTTTGATCTTATGAGTGCAAGCGATAGTCAACTTTCTAGTATTGCTTCTTCTGAAATGAAAATTGCTACCGAGTCTACAACGGGTAGATTTAAAAGAGCTGTAGAAACAGTCAAAGCAGATTTAATTCCGCTAGGTCAAAAAGTAATGGAAATTGCAACTAGTCTTTTAAATTTTGGAAATAGTGTTGCACATGTATTTAGTGGATTGCCAGGACCAGTAAAAACTGTGTTAGGCATTATTGCAGGCGGTATAGCACTATCTGGACCAGTCATTATGTTTACTGGTGTGCTTGCAAACTTTGTAGGATATTTGCTCAAAGGTCTTTTTGCCATGAAAGATCTTTTAAATGGTACAAAAACATTTGGCCAATTATTTACTCCAGAGATGATTGCTTCTCAAAATGCAGCAGAACTGTTTAGCAAAAAAATGCTTACAGATGCAGAGTCTACAGCCATATTAAATTCTGCTGTAAGAACTTTAACCATGAATATTGAAGCAATGTCAGTAGCAATGAATACTGCAAGTACAACTTCATTTATTGAAAGAGCTGCGTTATCAATTCCATTTAAGGCTCCAAAAATGGCAACAGGTGGATGGGTTCCAGGAAATCCTTCTGAAGGAGATGCTTATCCTGCTATGTTAATGGGCGGGGAAGCAGTTATTCCTACAGTTGTAGCAAAACAATATGCACCATTTATTAATGGAATGTTAAATGGTAATTTGCCAGGTTATGAAGATGGTACTGAAAAAACTGTGTTAGGTCACATGCGTTCAAACTTTAAGTCAGGCGATAAAATTTATGATGAATTTATGGCAAACAACCCAGACATAGCCAGATTCAAAGAAAATGTTGAAGGTGCAGAAGTTAGAATTATGTCTAACCTTACTGCAAGAATGCCACATTCGCTTAATGCAAAGTTAAGAGATAGCAGTGCAACAGAGGAAGACATTAGAACTGGATTAACACATCCGCTTGCATTTGGAGAAGCAGCAGGTAAAGGTGGTTTAACCGAACAAGAACTTCAGGATCCAGCAACTAGAAAAGCTTTAACAGATTTGCAAAATCAAGTAAGAAGAAGAGCACAGGCGTTAGCAAGAATCTCTGGACCATTGGGTGATGAAGAAATGGATCAGGTAACAAGAGACGTTATACAACGTTTTAAAAAACTTGGAGGAGCATCTGCAAGGGTTGCCGAAACTTTAGATAAAGCAGGTTCGACTTTTGGTGGTAGCAGAGTATTTCTTGAAAAAGAAAGAATGCAAGCAGAAATTGAAAAGGGTACTGTAAGAAGAAGAGCTGGCACAAGAAGCAGTTATGAGACTTATGGTCAGCTCATGTACGGTGATGCACAAGTTGGAGAATATGGCGGGTCAGATCCAAATAGAATTAAAGATAGAAATAAAAATGCCTATGCTTCAACAAATCCAAAGTATAAATCAGCATTAAATAAAGCAAGAGAAGAAGAGTTAGGTATTGCTTTAGATCAAGCATCTCAGTCTCAATCTCCATCAAGAGCAACAAAACGTGCAGCTAAAAATATGGTTGATGGTGCAATAGAAGGAATTAAAGAAGGAAAGCCTAGAGTTAAAAATGCTGCAAACATAGCATTTGAAGAAGCTTTACTTGCTTCAAATGCGGGACCAGTTGCATCTGGAATGGATGAAACAGCACTTGCAACAGAAACAACGCCAGGTCTAGCAGCAACACAGTCTGGAAGATTTGCAAAAATTAGAGCAGCAAGAATGAGAGTAAGATCGAAACTTCCTGGATTTATGACTGGAAGATTTAGCGGATTAGGAATGGGTATTGGTTTACAAATTGCTTCACAATTTGCTGGACCAATGATTGATAAACTTCCAGGTGGAAATATTGCTAATGATGCAATTCAAGGTGCAAGCTTTGGTTCGTTCCTAGGACCAGAAGGTGCTTTAGTTGGTGCAGCATTTGGAGGTCTATTTGGCGGAATCAAAAAGCTTATGGACATGGAAAAAATGCATGCTGCAAATGCTCAAGCAACATTTAAATCAAGTTCAGATGCAGCACAAATGTTTAATGGAGTAGTACAAGACACAACAACCCCAGTAATTAATCTAGATAAAATTACTGCTGCAGCACTTCCAAAAATGGATGCAATTAAATCTCAAGCAAAGAATTTTTCTGATGCTATAGCAAAGCTTCCAAAAGATAATGCTATGTCTTTAATATTTGATCAAATGAAAAATACAAGTGATAGCAAAGCTGCAGCAATTGCTAAAGCATTTGCAGACACACAGGTAGCTGTAGGTAACTTAGATCCAACAAAAGCACAGCAAATGATTGATCTTTATCTAGCTTCGACAGGACACGCAAGTGCCGTTGGAACCCCAACAGCAACAGGAGCAACTTCAGTTAAGTCTGCAACTGCAGCAGCAATTAAAAATGCACAAGGTAAAACAGGTTTGTCTTATAGAGAACAGCAAGCTCTTCAGATACAACAATCAATATTGAATGATCCTGCTTATGCAGGTACTGCACATACTATTGCAGAAAATAATATAAAAGCATTACAATCAAAAGCAGCCGTAGGAAATCAACAACAACTTGGCAAAACATTAAAAGAAATTGTTAATCCTATGGAAAAAGCATCTATTAGTGCTAAGGATTATGCAGATAAAATTGCAGCAATTACAGAAAACACTGTTGTAAATAAAAATGGACTTGCTGCATATGCTTCTGCCTTAACAAGTAAAGCAGAAGCACCAACAAAAAATGCAGCACTTCAGCTTGCTGGATTAAATATAAATCTTGCAGATGGAATTAAATATTTAACTCTTTATACAGCAACAAAAGGAAATTCTCCAATACTTGCTCAAATCATGAAAGATGCAAAAGATCCAAATGGTGCAGCAAAACTTGCTGCAGATATGAAATTGTTAAATGATGAAATTAATAAGCTATTGGGCAAAAAACCCGACAGCAACGGAAGTAACTCTGGAAATGGAAAACAAAATCCTGATCCATATGCAAGTGCTACGGTATTCTCTGGAACCACAGCTCAAAAAGCTTTAAAGAAACTTCTTGAAGCAAGAGTTAAAGATGAAAACGTTGTCCTTAAAGGACTTAATGATCAACTTAAAAACTACAAAGAACAAGTTGCTGAAGCAAAGCGTTTGTCTGATTATGAACAACAAAGATTTAGTTTGCTACAAGATCAAAAAACAGCCCTGATGTCTGGAAATTATTTAGGTGCTGCAGAATTTAAACAAGCATCTACTGCTTTAACAGTTGATTTTAACGCAGGAACTAAAGAATACAAGATGCAAAAAGCAATTGATAAAGTACAAACCCAAGGTGACAGGTTTGCCATAGCACTTGCAGACCTTAATGATGCAATAGCTAACGGTTCAAAAAAGATTGATGCTTCAATTTCAAAAATTGCTGGAGAAAAAAGAATTGCAGCGGATGCAACAGGAACTGGTACAATTAGTGTGCAGAATAATATTACAATTAGCAGTCTTGAAAGTCCTCAACAAATTGCAACAGCAGTTGCAAAGCAAGCACAAGCTGGCACTATATCAGGAATTCATGCAGCTAAAAAACAAACTAATGGAAAAACAGTGGCGGTGGCTAGATGACATATCAAATTCCTCAAGGAGTTCAAGTATCATTAGATTATAACTCATCAACTGGGTCGGGAACTTGGTACAAGCTTTCTGATCATAATCGTCAACCAATTAACATTACATATAACCTTATTGAAGCAACAGATAGAATGGCTAACGGAACACTTCGCAAGTATATAGTTGCAAGAAAATTTGTTATTACAGCCGATTGGAAAGATTTTCCAACACTTGATTCTAATTTAGTTGATTATTCTTCTGGATCTAAAGCTGGAGCATGGATTAAAGCTTTTTATGAGGGTAATGCTTTTCAACCAGTATACTTAAAGCTTATATTTGCACAACAAGGTGCTGTTAAAAATAGTGTGCCAGATGGAAACTATGTTGATTCTAAGGCAACTAATGGTCAAATATTTGTTGCTTACATGACCACATTTACATATAATATTACAAAAAGAAGAAATGGTTACGATTACGTAGACCTTAAAATAGAATTTACGGAGATTTAATGTTATCGGTAACAGACGTAACTTCGGATATATTTTTAAATTCCAGTGCTGTTGAGCTTCAACCAGTTGTTTCTGCTGAATGGAATCAAAACTTGTTTAACCCGCCATATATAACAACGGCGGGAGACGGAACAAAAGAAGCAGTATCACCTAATGGTAGCAATATAACTAACGTTGGAAATGATTCTACACTTCCAGGATTTACTGTTAAAAGCTTTCCCCTTACATCAGGGTCTGGAAGCGTAAGTTATAGCGTAACAACTTCAGGTGGATCAGCATACAAAATTGTAACTTTTGTAAAAACCAACAATGCTTTTCCAATAATATTTACAGCATATGCAAAAGGAACAAGCACCCAATATGGATCCACATCTCAAGAAGCAAACTCATATGGCTGGACTAAATTAGAAACATATATTGGTGGCCAGAATTCATCTGATACTATGACTTCTTTTACTTATACACTTTCTGTAAATTCTGTAGATTCAGATACAAATACTACAATAGCATACTTTTCTGTTCCAGAGGTATATAGAACAACTCATTTTGATTACCAATACAATTCTTATTGGCCAACAGATACAGCGTTTACTTATTTTAGACCAGGGGAATCATACGTAGGGTCTGGAAATGCACAATGTACTTTTCCTTCAAATTATAGAAAAGTAACATCTCCAATACTAAATAACTATACAGGTAAAACATATTCTCCAATCAGCTCTATTATTCAAACACCAAGCTTTACTATGGCATCTGCTCCAGTTCCTTTATACAAAAATGCTTTGCCAAACGATATGGCAACTTATAAATATTTTGTATCTTCCGCATCAACAAAAAGCATAGCTGCTATGTATGCTCAAAATATTAATAGCAATAAAATTGTTATAAAGTTTAATACATTAATGACTGTTCCAACAATCAATCTTTATATTGATGGATCTATTGTAACCGTAGACGGAAGTACTTCTATAACCCCTCCAAATAATTCAGAGAGCGTAGATACGGGAACTATTGTATTATATTGGACAGGAACCGCTTGGACAAAAACTAAATGGTCAGTAATGCCACAGTTTGATTCTACTGGGATACTTACTAAATATACATCTTTTAAAAAAATCTCTGTAACTCAAATTAGTCAAACTACTAAATCAGATTTCAGTTCTTATACAAATTCAAATTTTGTAAACGATCTTGGAAGAATGCAATTAATTGAGGTATCTCCAAGATTAGAAATTGATTTAACAAATTTTGTAAAAAATGTTTCAATAAATAAATCTCTTGATAGTAAAAACAACTTTGTTCCAATTTCTTCTGTCAACGCAGATGACGCAACAATTAATTTATCAGCAATACCAATTGCATTAAATAATGGATTTGTTCCAATTTTCTCCAGCCAAAGCAATTTATCTACAAATGTTTTATCAAATATGTTAAGAAAAAATATTAAATTTTATATTAATTTTAATATTAAATCTTATTTTAATTTAAGTACAAATTCATTTACAACTTTAAATTCTGGTAATGGAAGATATATACCTGGTGGAGTATTTTATTCAGATAGCTGGGATGAAACAGATATCAAAGATGTCAGAATAGTTGCTTATGATATAACAAGATATTTGCAAACAACTGCTGTTTCAGATTATGTTGCAAATCTTAAGCCAGTATTTGACGTAATAACAAACATCCTTGATCTATCAGGATTTACTGATTACGATGTAGATTCTTTATATCAAGTTTGTAATGACAAAACAACGCCCCTTGATCTTGCTTATTTTTACACTAATAGTCGAGACACAACAATCATAGATACCCTAGCTCAAATATTTTTGGCCTATCAAATCGGTGCCTACATTAATGAATACGGAGTTATGACATTTAAAAGCTTGTCTCAAATTTTAAATTCTAATAATTCTGTAATGACTATATCAGATTCAAGCATATTAGAAGGTGGCTATAGCGTAAACAATAAAGCAAAGCCAGGTAAATTATCTTTAAGATATGAAATGCCAAAAATTAAACAATCAGCAGCATTGCAAAATGCACAAGATCCATCAATTAAAAATTCTCCATCTTTTGTTTACACTACATCGAATGACGTTGCTTGGTCTCAAGAAACAACAGATTCTGTAGGATTTAATTATCTTTATGATGATATGCTTGAAAAAGATAATTTTTATACAATTAATAAAAATGATTTCTTAGACCTATTCCATACATTTACTTTAAACAATAACGGTTATGCAATGATTGAAGATGAACTTGTTTCTTTTGTTTATAAAGAGTATACAATATCAAACACTTCTGGATCTACTACTGTATCTGTAAAAAATGATATTGAGCTTTCTGCAGAAGTTAATAGATTTATTAAAAAATATTCAACAGGATTGGTTATTTCGGACGGGTCAACAAAAGGTGACTATAACGTAGTTGTTACCCCGACTGGAAGAATAACTAATGTTAAAAGAGGGCTGTTTGGAACAGCTCCAAAAGATCACACAATTATAACCAGTCTTTCTGATAAAGGACTATTAGAAGCAGCTTTAGATATAACAAACTTTAATAATATCAGCATGGCAACTGGAACATCAAATACTAGCTTAACAAATAATCAGGTTGATGCACCAAATCTTCCAAATGTAGAAAAGATTGCAATATCATCTACATCAACTAAAAAATGTTTAATTTATCCTTCTCAAAAAGACAAAAATTACAAAACACATTTAGTTAAATTTGATATACCAACAGACAACGTAGGTTCTACTGGTTTGTTTTTTAATAATAATGGTTCTTCTCCAGAAGGATCTTATTTTGTTGAATTAGTTAAATCTGAATATTTAAACCCGTTAACATTGCAATCGTATAGTATTAAAAAATATACTTATACAATTGAAATTTCAACCATTACAAGTGCAGCAAAAAGACTAATAGCCTGGTCAGATGTTACAGGCATAGTAAATAATGTAATGGCTAATCTACAAAAAGTTTTTGTTAAAAATGGATCAGCATATACAACTGTTTCAGATAAAGTTTTTACTCTTAAATCTGTAAATTGGTATTCAGATGGAACTGATGCAACAAATTCCGCTGGAGAGGACACTGGACAGCTTATAAATGTTTTCTTAAATAATATAGAAATTAGAAGTTGGCAGGTTCCAACATTAGCTTATAACGGTGCATCTTTATATACTGGGTGGAAGCCAACAGATAAAAATCAAACAACTGGTTTAAGAAAAAAAGTTATTATAGATTTAAATTTACTTAACACCACAGACAAATATTTTGGTTTTTGCAGTCAAGCATCTTCTAATTTAAGAGAAATTTATGCAAGTGAAAAACCACTTGTTGAAAGAAGTGTTAATTATTGGTATCAAGATAGAGAATTTTTAAACGGAATTGTTCAAGGATTAAATACGTTCAGTAGATATAAAAATTATATGATGCAAACAAATCCAGAAGTTGTAGGAATAAATACTTATGATGTTCAATATACTAATCCAGCAGCTGTCTCAGTTGATAGTTTTTGGCTGGGATATAGACTTCAGTATTTTCCAGGTCCAGAACAATCTGATCAAGCATATGCACAAACACAAAACATTGATGAATATGCATTATCTTTTTCTACCCCAATAAATACAGGATTTAGAGCAAAGTTTGCTGTAGCAAATAATTCACCACAAATGATTTATTTGGCTCGTAAGCCAGATGATAAGGTGCATGTAGATTCAAGATTTACTTTATTTACACATGAAATTGTTGGACCTTCAGATCCACAAATTATAGAAAGAATAACGGATAGGTCTAATGCAACAGAAATTGCACAAGTTGATTCTCCATGGATTCAATCTCAAGAGGCAGCACAAAGGCTATTGTCTGTTATAGAAAAAGGTTTTGACGGGTTCTCAAAAGACACTACAGTGCAAATATTTGGAAACCCTCTTGTACAGGTGGGCGATGTTATAACAATTAATTATTCATTGTCTAAATTAAATCAGCAAAAATATGCAGTTCACTCAGTTTCCCATAATTTTAGTCAGGGGCTAAAAACAACCCTTGTATTAAACATGATTGATAGAGGTGTTTCGTATTAAAATGATCAAAAAATGGTATAATCTATATATAAATAATAAAGGTGGGGCAAATGTCTTATATTAAAATCTCAGATCCTAACATCATAGACCTGGCAGCTTGGCATCAGGTCATAAATGTTGTAAATCAGCACAGCGATAGCATAACTTCAATGACCAATAACTTTGGTTTGTCTAGCACAGTTGACTGGACATCTGCAGCTTTATCACATCAATTTGATCCAGCCTCACAAAATATAATTTTTGGAAGAGCAAAAAGCACTTCTTCAGACACTCCAACAAGTAATATTTACTATAATACTGTAACTTTTGCTGATGCTACAACAGGAGCTAGCTCTTTTTCAGCAGCACCAATAGTTAATGCAACCGTATATTCGGGCAACACCAGCGGATCTGTTTCAACCTCAAATGATGATATTGCAATATCTGTTTACAATGTAAACGCAACTGGTTTTTCATATAGAATATTTAGAACTGGCTCTACAAAAGCAATTTCAGGAACAGTGTACGTCAATTGGATGGCAATAGGTCCAAAGTAATACGGGGGGAAAATGAAAGCTACACCAGAAGGCAGTAATAAAGCCCCTAAAAAGCCAACGCTTTTTATTGATAAAAATGATCCACGCTTACTTCCAGCAAACATAGGCAAAACGTTATCAAGAAGTAATGCCGAAATTATGATTGTTGATAAATCTGGTTTAGTTGGTTTAGCTGGAGCAAACATTGCTGCATTTAGTGGTTTGCCAGATCCAGATACTAAAGATACAACTCCTACTCCAACACCCATTCCAGGTCCAGGTACATCATCAACGCCAACAGGTGTAAGCGGATGTGCATCAACGTGGGTGGGGTCAACATTACATATTACATGGAATTTTGATTCAACAAATGTTGCTAATGCATATGTTTTTGAATTTGTAATAACTTTTACTGTAGGAAGCGTAACTAAAACAGTTTATGCACCAATAAATAAAGCAAGTACAAGTCAATTTTATGATTTAAATTATGATACTAATGCATATCTTTTTGGGTTTTTTCAGCAAAAATTTGATTCTATAGTTATCAAAGCATCAGACTCTCTTAACAATTTTGGTGGATCATGTAGCCATGTGTCACCTTTATACAAAAACTCTTTACCAATACCAGTAATTACAGTAACAACAATAAACCAAGGATATTCAGTTGCCTGGACTCCAATAACAGATACAACTTTTAATTTTATATCTATTGAAGAATATATATCTACAGATAATGTTAATATACCAACAGGAGATTATACTCAAGTTTATTTAGATAGTGTTAATCCAGCAATTGTTATAGCATCTACAACAGAAGGAAGATGGGTAAAAGCTAGGTTTACAGACAAGGCAGGAACATATGGAGAATATTGTACGGCAGTATATGTAACACCAACTGCAACAGTTGCAGTAAATACAACACCTCCAAATGCTGTAACTGCTGTATCTGCAGTATGGAGTGGTAATGATATCGTTATATCATACACACTACCAACAACTTTGGCTGGATCATATTTTCAGGTAGCATTAACACCTACTACTGGAGTTAATGGATATTTTTATATTTATCCAGATGGAACATCTAATTTAAATCAAACAGCAACAATTAGAAAAGCAGACATCTTCTCACAATTTGGAAGATATTATTCATCATTCCCATCTGCTTTACTTACCAGCTTTTCCGCACTTGGAATTAAAGATCCTCATGGAGTATCATTTTCTGTTGCACAAAGAGCAAATCCATTTCTTATTAATGGCAGTTTACTTGTACCTACATTTACTTTAACTGGAATTGTTAATGGATATTCAGCAACATTTAGCTTACCATCATATGCTACATTTGGAGAAGTTTATCAAAAGTATACAAGTTGGTCTGGTATAACATCACCAGTAGATTCTTTTACAGGAAGTTACTCATCAGGTGGTACCAGTGGTACAGCAACAATAACTTTAACAAATGTAAAAGATAATCATAATGCTACCTTATCACCAATACCTACGGGGTATATTATAACTGGAACTGGAATTCCAGCAAACACTTATATTTTATCTGTAAATGGAAATACAATAACATTAAGTAATAACTTAACTGCACAAGCTTCAGGCACATATTCAGCACAAGGACTTGTTTATGCTGGTACGGGTCCAGCTAACATCCCATCAACTTTATATCAAAATACATATATTTTGGTTCGCTATTATGATGACTTTGATAATGGATCTGCGGTGTCTGCAGAACAAATTGTTATTCCATATCAACCAGTAACAGCAGATGTTATTGGACCACCAAATGTTTCAAGTACTGGATTGTCAACTACAAGCGGTATTGATTCAAGTGGTACATTAGGTTTTAATGGATATATAAATCTTTCATGGCCTGCTGTTACAGATTCACAATTGCGTGGATATAGAATTAGATTTACAACAGATGCCTTAAGTCCAGTTTATTCTTATGTTGATTATCCAATTGATCAATCAAATCCGCCAACAGGAACTCTATCTTATAAGTTGACGGGACTTGCGGTAGGTGCTACATATAAATTAGCTGTAGCAACATATGATCAATATAATAATCTATCTACAGCATTTACAGCTTTTACAGATGTTGCAATTTCTGGAACCCCCGCAATAACCAATTACATATCAGCTGGTAACTTTAAGTTTGGATATGGCGTAAATACATCTACGGATAAAGGTTTATATTTTGACTCAAGTAATTATTGGTATATAACATCTACAAATTCTGCAAGATTAAAAGTTGGTGGAGACACAAGTAATTATTTATTATGGGATGGATCAAGTTTTACAATTGATGGAAATATATCTGCAAGAGGTGGATCATTTCAGGGAAATGTTGCATTAACTGCATCAGGAGCATCTATATATAGCGGAGATGTTACAACCAATCCTGGAAATTTAACTGGTGATGGGTTTATATTAAATAGCGGTGGCTTGCTCATAAGAAAAGGCACCAACCAAGTTTCTATGGATACAACAACTGGTGGAATATCAGCTAACTATGGCTCTATAGCTGGATGGGATATAACCTCTGCAAAGATTGAAAAATTATCATCAACAAAATATGCGGGTCTTTCTCCAAGTGGAACATATGCTTTCTGGGCGGGAAGTTCAGTATCTGGTGGAGATACAAATCAATTTGCAGTAGATCGTACAGGAAAAGTATATGCTTCAGCTGTACAAATTACTGGTGGTGCTTTAGATATAGGTGCAACATCATCAAATCTAACATCAGGGTTTCACGTAACATCTTTGGGTAAAATGTATGCAGATGGTGCACAAATTACGGGTACATTATCTGTAACTGGAGATTCAACATTTAAATCAAATATTCAGTTATGGACAGATAATACAACTTACGGATCTATATATGGTGGTGCATCACCAACATCTGGTGCAAGAACTGTAATGAATTATAAAGGTTTTGCAGCATATTCATCCGCATCAACTGGAAATAATAATTCTGTAACAGAAATACTTACAACGCCAATAGGAGATACACAAACAACTCCAGGTGGAAATACAATTTCAATGCCAACACTTTACAATGGAATTAACTTCTTTACAAAGGGTGCAATAATTGGTGGATGGATTGTTAATGATGGAGTAATAACATCAGATAAAAGCAAACAAATAACACTAACTTCTGGAACAAACGCTGGAATAGTAATGTCTGGAATAGTTGGTACTAACACTAACTATACTGTAGGGATGAGCGTACCATCAGCAGCAGGAGATAAAGTGTTTTGGGCTGGATCTTCAAAATCTGCTGCTAATTTTTATGTAGATACAACAGGATCTCTTACAGCAACAGGTGCAACAATTACTGGAATTTTAAAGAGTGCAGATAGAACTTCATCTACAGACACTTCAAATAACGGATATTACTTTACTTCATCAGATGGTTCATTTATTGCAGGAAGTGCATCATCTTATATTCAATACAATGGTTCGTTAAACCCAATTACATTGCAAGCATCTGCATCAAGATCTATTGTAGATAATACAAATTTGCCAACAGGTGATACAGCAACTGGTTATTCAAGTTTCTCCAGAATATCCTTAGATCCAACATATGGAACTTTAATTAAAGGAGTTCCTATTCAAGGAAATATTGATATGACAGATGCAGGAAGCGGTGGGCATTATCTTGGAATTTCTTCTATGGGACGTTTACCAAGACAAAGAATGGTTGTTGAAAATCCATCAACTGGAGTTTTACAATTAGGCATGGCAGTATATTATCAAAATTTAAGTACATCAACATCAGTTCCTGGAGCAAGCTCAGGTTATGTAGGAGATTTGTGGGTGTCATTTTAAATGCCATTCTATGTTAAAACATCCTCAACTGGTTCATGGAAAACTATTACAAAATTTTTTGTTAAAACTTCAACAACTGGAGATTGGAAAGCTGTACAAAAAGCTTTTATTAAAAATGTAAGTGGAGGATGGTCTCAATTTTGGCCAAAAGCTGGCCCCACACTTTCAACGCCTCTTGCAATAACAGCAGATAAATTGCAATACCCATCATCTGGAACTGCATATCCTAAACTTACTGGCTATAACTATAATTGGAGTTATAATGGTTCTTTAACTTTAAACTATAGTTTTCAAAAATCTAAAAGTCTAAACGGTTCGTATTCAAATTTAACAGGCACTGGCGGAACAGGAACAATTTCAAATCCAACAATAGCTTCAGGAGGTAATTCTCCAAGCGATTATACTTTACAGTACCCAAGAGATTTTGTTGCTAACCCTACATATTTTACATTTAATATTACTGCAACAGACAGTAATGGTGTAACAACAGAAACAAGTAATAATAATAATAATGGAAACGGATATGTTGCAATATATGGCCCTACAGTAACTATCTCAACTGGAACGTGGTCATCTGGCCCATATTTTTCAAATTCAAGTGCTACTTATACTATAGGTACGGTTGCAAATTCTAGCTATACAAGAACATACATAACAAGAAGTGATGGTACAGTTGTTTTAAATGATACAACATTTAGTTCAAAAGTTAAATACGTTGGGGCAACGCCAACAGATAATAAAGGAAGCACTTATACACTTTATTTTGATAGCACAGATGTAGGTAAAACTTATAGTGCATATACAATAGCTTATGATTTAAGTGATAATGGAACTTCAAGCGGAACTGCAACGATGTCTTCATCAGTAATTCAAGCTCTAACTATATCAACACAACCAACAACTATATTAGATGGCCAATATCTAGGGGCAGGATACCAACTTTTAGGAAATACAGGAACATTTTCTACTACACCAGACGGGGTGTATTGGGTATGGCAATATTCTCCTGATAATGTCCCTGCTAATTTTAAGACAATGTACAATAGTTCTGGAATACCACTTTCTAGTGGGGTAGATACTTTACAAGCACAAAATCATTATTTTACAATTCCATCAGCATCTTATATTTATAATGTTAGTAATAGTTTGGTTTATACTCCCACATTAAATGGATATATAAGGCTTTATTCAAATGCTTATATAGGATCAACATATGCCGATCCTCCAACTAATACTGGAGTGGGACCAATTGTAAATACACTTCCATCACCAACAGTTTCTGCAAGCATTTTATCTCCAACAACTGTTTCAAAAACAACATATGGAACTTTTGGAACATGGGATTATGTTAATGCTAACGATACAACTTATAGTTATGTTTGGCAATATTATAATGGAACTGGCTACAGTCAAATAGTTAACCCTTCGGGAACTGCATTTATTACAAATAAGCAATTATATGGAACCACTGGAGTGCTAACAACTCGAACTCCTGGAGGATATAGGGCGGGAGGAAGTTTATCGGTAGCTGGTGTAGATAGCTTATTTAATGGAACTTGGAACATAACTGGTATATATAGAGATCAGATATATATAGATTTAAGTACTATTGCATCGTATTCCTATACAACAGTGTATACAGCAAATTCTGGTTACCTTACATATCAAGGTGCAATTTATCAACCTGCTATAAATTTATCTGCTCCAACTGCTTTTTCTTATTCAACAAGCTATTCTGTTGGAGCAAATGTTACCAGTACATATAGGTATTATTGCACTACTGCATATAATGGAAATGGTTGGTCTTCGACAACAAGCTATAGTTCTGGAAATACTGTAATTTACGCTAATCATTTGTACTCCTCAAATACAAACAATAATCTTAATCATTCTCCAACAGGAGCAAACGGATATATTTATTGGTCAGATTTAGGAGATGTAACACCAAGTGCGGGAGTGTATTGGAAATTAGTAAGTCCAACAGATACCTTTTTCTTTTCTCTAATAAATGTTTCAAGTACTTCAAGTAGTGGAGCAGTA